AAGACAGTGTACATTACTACCTCAAGGGAGTCAAGTACTTTCTCAAACTATTTCGTACTGGTACGTGCTGAAAACACGGGGCTTATAAGTCCTTTGTTTTCATGTGGGAGTTAGCTATATAATTCCCAAAAAACTCGTTAGGTCTAGCCCCGTATGGATTCCAGATTATGGAAAAAAGGTACGAACGGGTTTGTGTGGATATGTAATCTCATAGTGAGAATATGAAATCTCATATTGAGAATTCCCATAAACGGACAGTGTAATGTTTTAAACACACTTAACACGTATAACTCCAAACCACTTATTAACCGACAAGCCTACTTCGGAAGCATAGGCCTATCAAAGTCTTGATCCGCTTGCCGTGCCTTTTCAGTGTCCGTATATCTGAAGTAATGCCAAAGACTATCCTCAAGGCGAAAAGCCCTGTGTGAGCGCGTACGGCGCATTATAGACGGTCCTAGTAGAGCCCCAGAAGGCGTACAAAGCATCTCTGAGAGACCTAGAGCGAGTATGAATACTGTCCGTATCCCATTATCTTTTCTCCTGTTCATTCGCTGAATTTTGTTACCTAATTATAGTTCTCTGCCTCAACGCGGGTTAGAAAAAAATGAATACCCCCACCGCATTCGACGAAACGGTTTTCGTTCCATTTGTCACACTTGACTGTTTTTCCTTTTACGTACTTGAAATCCGCATTGTAATTTGAAACGCCTACTTCAGCATTAATAACCTGAAGTACTTTGGCATATTCAGCGCGGCATTTTCGGCTTGTCGCATTTGAACGTTTTGCCTTAGCAGGTATCAAAATTTGAACAAGTACGTTTTCTTGACATTTTTTCCAGCCCACAAAAGACCCGTGTTCAGGCACAATAGAAATTTGAGCCAATGACAGGGTACCGTTTATAATATCTTTCAAGTTCGCGCCGCTCAGGTCCGCGTAGCGCAGGTCTGCGCCGCTCAGGTTCACGCCGCGCAGGTTCGCGTCGCTCAAGTTCGCGTAGCGCAGGTCTGCGCCGCTCAGGTTCGCGCCGCGCAGGTTCGCGCCGCGCAGGTTCGCGTCGCTCAAGTTCGCGCCGCTCAAGTTCGCGCCGCTCAGGTCCGCGTAGCGCAGGCCTGCGCCGCTCAAGTTCACGCCGCGCAGGGTCGCGTTGCTCAAGTTCGCGCCGCGCAGGTTCGCGTCGCTCAAGTTCGCGCCGCGCAGGTTCGCGTCGCTCAGGTCCGCGTAGCGCAGGTCTGCGCCGCTCAGGTTCGTCTTGGTTTGAATAGCGAGGGAAACTAGCGAGCTAAAAGATTCTGCCATTCCTTCATACAGAATGCTATCTTTACTTCCGATTGCCGAAATCTTATAGTTTTTCATTTTTTCTCCTTTTGTGTTTGCGCTCTTTGAATTTAAGAATTTTCGTTCACTAACTGTACACGGTTGGCGTCAACCCAAACTGACCCTGAGCCTGATAAAGGTGTCACTAAATAACGTACGTTACCGTAAGAACGCTTAACGTCACTGATACGGACATGGACGGACAAACCATTAAGAGTAACAGAGCCCGGTTGTCCGATGAATTTAGATAGTTCTAAGGTGTTCATGCGCCACTACCTTTCCAATGCCCAGTACTCTTGTGTCTGGTATTCGATTGCTGTTCCGTCGACAGGACTCAACACACCATGTAGTCCAAGGAAGCGATAATAATAATCATCGTGCCGTGCATGCGCGAACAGTTTGTTTACCGCATCCTGCTCACCGCTCGCTTTTACGTTGGCCACTACTTCCCGCACTTCACCTGTCGCGCCGTTGAGTACTTGTACTGTAATGCGCTGCATCATGTGTGTTGTCTCCTAGAGAAGATGAGAGTTAGCGCGTTTCCAATTCTGAAGTCTCGGTTCATTGTTGTCTCCATGTATGAGAGAATACGCTTATGCCTGTCAGTTGTCAAGCACAATCTGCATAAATAAAGTACTATTTTAGTACCATGACAAAAAGTGTCAACGAACTAAGTCTTGACAAACCAAAGAGAATATGGTAGGGTACGTGCATGAATAAATTGATTGTGATAGAAGAATGGACCGCACAAGGCATGGTTCGCTACATCCCAACCCCTGAAGGCAGACGAATAGTGCTCGACAGAAGCGAACTAATGCCCAGACCGTTCGTGAAGACAACGCTACAAGAATACCCGTTCGACGTAACAAGCCCGACACGAACGCAATTAACAGACTGTTCACAAACTGACAAACCATGAAGCAATGCGAGAGATTCACGATACACCCAGAAGACCTACACCTTGTCAATTTGGCCAATCCGTGCGGATTACTGACAGGCGCAAGGCACGTACGATGCGAACATCCGGCCATAGAGAATAGTTCGTATTGCCGTTCACACACCGACAAAATTCCACACGAACGAAACCAAATAAGAGAACAGAGAAACCAGTGAGTAATGGCAACCCGTAAGAGAGACCTAAGACTAGCTATTGCCCGGCAAGCCGTGAAAGACCTGGAAGATCAAGGTATCACTAGGACGGTCCAGGAGAGGCTGGAATTAATGAAACTAGTGGAAAGACTAACTCATGGTAAAAAGCCCCGCAAACCTCCTAGGAAGACCGTATTCGGGTAGTCTGGCGTGCGGCTCGAACGAATTAACGCTAAGTTATTGAGAACATGCCTGAGACGAATGGAGCGTGCGGCTTGTCCTTTTCTTCTCGACCGTCTGAACGTTCAGTCATTTCTGTACAGACAGAACGAAAGTCTTCGTACTTCATGCGAACTTTTGCATGTTCTTTCGCATTGAGGAAGAATAACCCACATTGTTTGTATGACTTACTGGCGCTGTTTGAGAATGAGAAGAAACGCAAGCCCCCGGCAAACTCTCAAAGCCCCGCAATGATCCAAACCCCCACCAGAGCAGAACGTGTTGAGAACAAAGGAGTTAGGTTGTCCGCAGTGCAGTCAGACCGAGTGACTTGCCTGTAAGTTACTGATAACAAAGGGGGGACCCTATTTTCGCTTTTTGTTCGTAGGGGCGGGGCCCCCCAAATTTTCCTAGTAAGTTACAATATCTATTGCTTTTTGAGTATAAGGTTCTAGGGTCTTAGGGGCCCCAGAGGGTATATGAAGTGTTCACACTGTGACAAGGAATTTGAACCCACATTGGGTCAGCTATACTGTTCTGGAGATTGTCGCCTTCGTGCAAGAAAATCACGGAAGCGAAACAAAAATACAAAGTTGTTCACATGTGAACAATGTGGACGTGAATTCTGGCGAAGTCCGGATAAAGGGCACGCTTATCGTTTTTGTTCGTTGCAGTGTTCAGGAGCGCATCTTCGTAAACCTGATCCCGAACCTTTAAGAAAACTTTGCGTGGGATGTGGCAAAGAGTTTTTTACGCCTTACCCCAACAAAAAATATTGTTCACCAAACTGTTCCTTAGATCGAACGTGCCACTATTGTTTGGATAGTTTTAAAGTCGCACCTAATGAACGATTGAAGGATAGGAAATGGTGTTCTTTGAAATGTTGGCAGCAATCTAAAAATCCGTCTGGTGTAGGAAGTCAAGTTTATATGTTGAAGACCGGACCTTACATCAAGCTGGGTTTTACAAGTCAACCTTCTTTAGAGCATCGTCTCCACCAAATCCGGAACGCTTCGCCTTATCATATTGAGGTGCTTGCAGCCCGGCCAGGCACGTACGAGCAGGAGCAGGAACTTCACCGCGGAGCGAAGCAGTGGAAACATCGCGGCGACTGGTACGAGGATTGTGCTGATCTCCGATTTTACGTTGACCGATTCTTCTTCTCAGAAGTAGGGGACCCTATAGAGGTTCCTGAGTCGGGGCGTACGGGCGGGTCCCCAAGTTTGTCGGTGAGTGAACAGGAAGCTTTGAATGAAACCAACTAACAAAATCACGCACTTCAAAAACGGCGGCAACTCCGTACTCGGCTTGCCCGTCTTCCAAGACGATACTGGCGCTGAGTTCGTGAACCACCAAGGGCGGTGGGTTCATGTTCAGGAGATGCCTTTGCCTCGTACGCACACGGTTGGGATTAGTTCAACCCCGGCTAAACGAGTGCCTACGTTTGTACGTACTCCGGTTGCTCCCGATCTTCCGGCTTTTAAGCCGACGAGTTCGGAGCAGCGAACAGCCCGTAAGGTTTTGAAACCAGAATGGTAGATTAAGTAGGGGACCCTTTCTAAGGTTCCTACAGGCGTCCGGCACGGGACCCCCAACATAATACCCCAACTTTCTTAGAGGTTTGTGCAAATGAGTCAGCCCACGCAGGTAAAGTTTAATACGCCGAACACGGATTTCTGTGTAATCGATAACGCAGCGGCCCCAGCCTTTCCAAGCCCGAACGCAGGGGCACTTCAAGGTTACGACACCACAACTGGGGCGGTCGCTCAGGGGCTGAATAGTTTCGCTGATACGGGCACGGTTTTGTTGGATTCAGTAAACGATACCGTGTATGCCGATCCTTCGTGCGCTACCTTTAAAGGTAATCCAGTTTCAGCCGTGCCACCTACTTTTGCGACAGTCAGCACCGTACTCAACGACAACCGCCAAGGTCTTCGTTTGCTCTGGAAGAATCCAGCCTAAGGAATTTATGAACCCCCAAAAAGTAGCAAATTGCGCAGTGCTCGGAGACGGATCGAATGCTGCGGATCACGCGCACGTTTCGAAGAAAACTCCGATTGATATTAAACGTCAGGAACTGTCGGACAACAAACTTACTAATCCGGACGAAGACACACCTATGTTCCGAGAGACTGCCCGCTTACGCGCTCAGAAGCAAGGCCAAGTAAAACCTCTGTAAGAAAGAAATATCATGGCAACCGCACAAGGCCCGGCTTCGGGTAATGCAGTTTTGTTTTTGGGTAATCCTCCGACCGCTTCGGTCGAAGTTCAAGTTCCGAACGGCCTCCCCAGCTTGGAGCCTTCCCGCGCTCCATATGTTGATCCAAGCGCGAATGCCTTCAACGTGAACTCCGTCCCGCTCACAGCAATCAACACTACTTTCGTTTTCGGAAACACGGGCGCGACGATTAGGTTTAGTAATCCTGCATGATTCCTGAAGTCGCTCACATTTATGGTTTGTTCGATCCGCGGATTTCAGACGTAATCTGGTACGTCGGCAAGACAAACAATGCCCGAACTCGACTGCAATACTATCGCAAGGACGACAGTACTACTCCAGTTTACAGATGGTTTCGTCGTTTACAATCCGAGGGTTCAGAGCCTCAACTCCACATCCTTGAGACTTGTCCGTTTAGTGAATGGCAAGAACGTGAGCGGGCACTAATAAATCTGCATCGTAAAAAGAATCTCCTTCTATTGAACGTCTTTGACGGTGGAAACGGGACCGCGGTTAAAGGCCGCAAAGAGTTTTGTGAGTGCGGGGAGAAACGCATTATTCTCTATCCCAGTGACGGAACGCTTCGATGTCCGGTTTGTAGAAAAGCTCAGCGCAAGGCATACGAGAAGAAGTGGGTTATCGAGAATGCGTCAGAGTACAAACAACAGCGTGCAGCGTATTACCTAGCCAACCAAGATCGAATCAAAAAAGCAGTGGGTGATAATAAAAGAAAACAGATTGAAAGTGGCTTGTGCGCACAAATAGGTTGTAAAACTGTTCCCACACACTACAAGAAAAAATGTCGTTTTCATTTAGACATGGATTCCGAACGAATGAGATTTCGTCGGAAAGATGTAACTCAAACTAATTCTAATCACGAGACGGGCCTCTACTAGAAATAGAAGCCCATCCCTAATCGCAATGCCCCAAGGAGGCACCACAACTGGCGGAAGTGTATCGCGAGTTGTGGGTAAACACGAATGATTTTGCAATCAACTATTAATTGCCAGGGAGAACTCTCTGCGGTTCTCTTCAAAGCTGACGGCACTCAGCGGAACATCGGCATTCTTGCCCGAGATAATTTCTCGAAGGCGCTGAACAGGCTAAACCGCCTGCGTGCGCGTCTCGCTAAAATGATCGGGCCCGCCGCAGCTATTCTCATGCTCGCGCACATGGCGAAGAGCGGTCACATTCCCATGCTGCCTATGGTGGGCATTGTCACAACCGCGGGCGTCAACTACATGGCATCCGACTTCGCCAGTGGCGGTGTGACTCCAACAATCAGCGGATTTAAATTCCACGCTAGCGGAACCGGAGCCACGGCTGCCGCGGTGACGGATACAACTCTCGGAACCGATTCAGGAGTTGCCCGCGTTACAGGTACTCCCACGAACCCTTCCGCGAACCAATATCGTTCGGTCGCGACTATGGCGTACGTTTCAACGCTCGCAATCACGGAGTGGGGTTTGTTCAGCGCGGTTTCGACGGGTACTTTGTGGGATCGGCGTGTGTTCACAGCTATTAACGTAGTCTCGGGCGACTCTATTCAGTTTACGTACACTCTGACAGTTAACAACGGCGGTTCTTGATGGCTCGGCAATACTTTAACGCGCAGCAAGTAGACCCGTTGGTTGTTGCTGCTTCGATAACTCCAACTACAGTTTTTACCGCGCTCTTTAGTGCGAACCAAGCCCAGCTTTATTTTCCTATCGGAACGGGTGCAAATGCTCCATCGGCTGGGCAGGTTTATCGATTCACGGTGGGCGGGTTGATTACAACTCCCGCGACAGGAACTTTAGTTGTCACCCCGATCATGGGTTTGACAACGGCGGGAACATCTCTCGGCGCTTCCGCGGCCCAAACGGTTACGGCTAGTTTGGCCAGCCAACCATGGCGGCTAGAAGGCGAAATTGTTTTCCGTTCTATCTCCCCGACTGCGACAACCTCAACGGCTTGGTTAACAGGTTCTTTCGAGAGTCAAGGCACGCTCGCAACAGCGGGCGGTGGATGGGGAATTGTTTTCGGTAGCACGGCAGCGGTTAACGTTGACACAACCGGAACTGGGTCCGCGAACACGTTCGGGGCTTTGAACTTTGGATTTACATTCTCGGTCACTGGAGCCACAGTCAGCGCCCAATACACATCGTGGCAATCTTTGAGCTAAGGAGTTCCTATGCCCGGAAACAGAAGTCGTGGTGGCATAGGCGTTGGTGCAGCAAGTCCGATCAAACCATTCAAATTTTTCGATCAAGTTATCGCACCCGGTCCGATGTCCCAGACGCTAACTCTGTCCGCTTCGATGAGCACCTTTTCGGGTCTGATTAACAACCAAACTGGGAAAGCAATCGTCGCCGCGATGTCTACTTTTGCAGGCGCGGTTGCGAAACAGACCAACAAGATTCTAAATGCAGCAGCAAGTACTTTCGACGCAATCCTGTCCGCAGTTAAGACGGGTGGGAATTTATTTTTGCAATCCCTTACGGCGTCGATGAGCACGTTCTCAGGTTCTGTCGCGAAGAACACGGCCCACTCTCTGGTAGCTTCCATGTCCACGTTCAGTGGCTCGGTCGCGAAGCTGACGACCCGAGTTCTAACATCCAGTATGAGCACGTTTGCGGGGACTCTAATTAAGAGAACCGCTCACGCGCTCACCGCCTCGATGTCTACTTTTGCAGGCGCAATTTCCAAGAGTGTCCGTAAGACCCTAACTGCTTCGATGAGTACGTTTGCGGGACTTCTAACCGCATCTCATTTATTTATCAAGTCGCTTACCGCTTCAATGTCTACCTTCTCGGGCACCCTGACGAAGAGTACGTTGAAGTCTCTGACGGCTTCAATGTCCACTTTTGCCGGGTCTCTTGTTAAGCGTGTTGCGAAAACATTCGCCGCTTCCATGAGCACGTTCGCGGGCGCGGCCACGAAACAATCCTCTCGAATTTTGATCGCCAGCATGAGCACATTCAGCGGGGCGCTCACTAAGCGAACACAGAAGATTCTGTCTGCCGCTATGAGCACGTTCGCGGGCGTTGTCAACAAATCAATGGCTTTCGCACGGGTATCCTTCCCGGCGAGCATGTCTACGTTTTCTGGATCGGTTGTAAAGCGTACCCAGAAAGCATTAGCCGCAGGGCTGGCTACATTCGCAGGCTCACTCGTCTCAACTCGAACGCTCCACATCTTCGGTGTCACGCGGGATTCGGCTAACGCACCCCTAGGGAGTTGCGTAGTTAAGTTGTTCAAGACCTCGACCGATACGGAAGTCGCCAGTACGACTTCGGATGTGAACGGCAACTACGGGTTCTTTCTCACCGGGTTTCTGATTACGGACTTCTTTTATATCGTAGCTTACAAAGCAGGAGCCACGGATGTTGCCGGAACTACGGTGAACACACTGGTGTTGTCGTGACGAATGTATTTTTATACCCGAGCGCACCCAGCCCGAACGATGTAATTCTTTCCGATCCCACTCAACCCCGGAACGCAGGGCAGCTTTTCTTTCAAGCCTTTACCGCTTCGATGGCTACGTTTAGCGGCGGGCTAGTTAAGCGCACCGCTAAGTCTTTATCCGCGGCGATGAGCGTTTTTGTAGGAAGCATTACCCAGGCAACCGTTCTCGCATTCATTCATGAATCGGGCGGCGGCTTCACTCCGGTAGTGAACATCATCAACAACAGCTTCTATCCGGACAGCGTTAGGTTGTCCGCAGCCGTTGCCTTACTGCTACAACGCGACGTAATGAAACGAAATTGGTTCCGTGACCGCATGAACCCGATCGACGCCATGATAGGAAACAACATGGGCAATGATATGGGATTCAGAGGATACATCGAACGCGCTAAGAAACTTCTTTACCCTTAGGAGATTTATAATGGCACGAGGATCACAAGCATCACTCGATACGACCGTTCACACAACGACCGCGGCAGTAGTGTTTCACAGCCCCGGCATGGTAGCTGACGCGGTTGGCTCTAACCAAACCGCAGCGGCTGCGTCTAAACTTCCTGGTAATCCGAACGGCGCTGTAGTTGGCCGTGTTCCAGGAACCTCGATCATCTTTCGAAATCCAGCTTAAATAAGGAGAAAACATGTTTCTTTTCATTTTGAAGTATGGTTTGATTTTGCTTGCAGGTGGGTTGGCGACTTCCTATGCGGAATATCGGCTCAACTATAATCTTTATGATCTCATCAAAGACAAGTTGTTTCCCGCGAAGAAATCTTAACAGTTTGGCCGGGTAGCTCAATAGGCAGAGCAGTCGATCTGTAATCGACATGTTGGAGGTTCGATTCCTCTCTTGGCCTCCAATTAGGAGAATTATGATAGCTCTTGGTATAGCTGGCGTTTTCATTACCGCCGTGGTTGTTTATTTCGTTCGTCTCATCAAAAAGGGTTCGTATCGTGAGTAATCTCGGTGGCATGACTGACGGGCAAGTTATCACTGCGTTCGCACTGGCCGTAGCTGCTGGCGGAAGCCTTCTAGCCGATGCGTATACAACCATGATTGGGTTGCAACACGGTTTGACGGAAGGCAACCCCCTAATGCGTTTACTGTTCAAAAAAGTCGGCCTGCCCTTCGCTACTTTTCTAAGTGGGAGTTTTACTTTAATTTTAGGCGCAGCCCTCAGTTCCTATTCCGTGTATGCGACCGATGCGTTTTTCGGGATCGTACTAGGCGTGGAAATCCCAGTCGTCCTGCGAAACTACCGATTACTAAAGGCGGCTAAAATCTCCTTGAAGTAGGATTTGACTTTCCGTTCATATTGTGATACGATGTTTTGGTTGCGGTGCAGTACTGGGGGGCACTTTGAAATCGTTCTATAGGGGTCATTCTCTAGAAGTCAACGCAGCACCGAACGGAACTATCCTATTCGATGTTTTTGACCGCAGCCGCAGATATTTAATCGCAGGATTTTCATTGTCCGATCCCAACGAACAAACCGTGATGGACAGAATGCGAACCCGAGTGGACGCACTAATCACGGAGCCACCCGTTAAGTTTGTAGAACGTTAGAACCTCTCATAAAGAGTTTCAGGAGAAATAATGTCAGACGAAGCTTTGTTGATCGGGCAACCGCCCGCTGCACCGACGCCTCAAGGCGCAACCGGAATTCAAGTTCCTACCGACCGGGTTACAGTTTCTGTGTTCGGGGTTTTCAAAGATCAGATTCCGAACAGCGAGACAGGCGCTCTGGAAGATGAGTACGTGGAGCAGAAATTCCCGACTCAGGTTCCCCGCGGAACCCCGCATGACGATATTTGCCAGTTCATCTGGCTGAAGTTTCTACAGCAAGCCTGCTTGCGCTCCGCTGGTTCAGGCGGCGAGATTAACTTTTATCCCTTGGATCGATTTAAGCGTTTCACGATGACCGTTGGTGTTATAGTCGGAGTCGGTTTATGAACAAGCCCCTCTTCGTAAAGAAGGCGTGGGGTTCTGAAAAATGGTTGGTGAACGAACCAGAATATTGTGCGAAAATCTTATGTATCAATCCTGGTTTTCGTTGTTCCCTTCACTACCATAAGATCAAGAAAGAAACCTTTATTGTTCAGTCCGGTGTTGTTCGCTTAGAACAGCGCGGCGTACGTGGCGAAGAGATTGACGAGACGCTGATTGAAGGTGACACCCGCACGATCATGCCGAAGACGCCACACAGGTTTTCGAGTTTCAACGGCGCAACGATTTTAGAAATTAGTACCCATCACGATGACGCTGATGTCGTTCGCTTAACGGACAGCGGAAAGATATGACATGCGCAACGCGGAAGATATTCTCTCGTCCCTTAACGATGACCGACTGAAGATCATTGAGACAGGTTGCGTTGCTACTCGCAGTATCACTCGTTGGGTTTCGAATCATTCAGAGAGTGAATTCGTAAATGTTGATTTAGATTTTCCTCTTCAACTTGCTACGCACAAAGAACTGGAATGCGATGGGATCGCCCGGCACTGTACTTTTCTAAATCAAGATCACGGGAAGTATCTTAGTACTCGCACTTGGGCAGATGTGATTTTTCTTAATCCTCCCGATCTTCAAAGTGGTGTAATGGAATTTCTATTAGCGGTTTCAACTGGAGCCCGATTAATCGTAATGAACGACTACCAGGCTCGAAGTGCTCTAGCAATCAAACGTGCCCGTGAAATTGGTTGGGAGTATGAATCTTCCGGTATGCAAAACATTTTAAAGCGGGTTAAGTAATGGAGGCGATGAGCCAAGAATATGCCCAGGCTAGAATTCCTGAGTTAGAAAGCATCGCGTTAGTTAGACCAACATCCATGTTGTTAGCCGATCTTGCTGGATGTTATTTTACTCTCGGCCAAACCGAACGTGCTCTTCCGTTGGCTCAAAAAGCTTGGGAGAAGAATAAGAACTCCGGGATTGGAATGAATCTCGGCCTCATTTTAAAAGATTTAGGTCGTCATGATGAGGCATCTAAAGTTATTGAAGAAGCCTACTGGCTTAATTCCGATGATGCTTATATTCGGTTAGGGTATGGGGAAGCTTTACTGAAAGCCGGACATTGGAAACAGGCATGGCCCGTTTACGATAACGCCCGCCCAACTCAGTTCGGTGCAGCATGTATGCTTCGGCTGCCTAGCAAGGTTCGTGAATGGGATGGAGAACCTCTTCCTGAAGGACACGAACTGATTGTCATAAATGAAGGCGGAACCGGAGACCGTTTTTCATACGCCCGGTATCTAAACAATCTTACTGTTCTTGGAATTAATTGGAAATTTTATCCGTTCGATGAATTGTTCAGTTTCTTTGAACGAATTTTTCCACGAACAAGATTGGTAAAAGATGGGGATGAAACAAACCCAACCCATTGGACAACCACCTTTTCGTTGCCCGCGAAACTTGATGTAGGAGTGAGCGATGTTCCACCTCCACTTCCTCTGAATCCTAGCGAAAATGCTATTAAAAAATTCGCTTTACAGAAATCCGACAAAATGCCTATTGTCGGATTGTGCTATGAAGCGGCTGAGATGCACCAAGGGAATAGAAAAGTTCGCTCCCTAACCGAAGGTCAAGCCATGCGGTTGGTGTGCATGACCGGGGATAAAGTTCACTGGGTAAATTTGCAGCACGGTAAGATAATGCCTTTCCCTGTCTCAAATATAAACTTTGAATCGTGGGATGATACCGCAGGATTGATTCATAATCTTGATGCCGTGGTTTCCGTCGATACCGGAGTCATGCACCTTGCAGGTGCTATGAGAAAACCAATGGCTGTTTTGCTCGGCGGTAATTCCTGCTGGAAGTTTTTACGTAAAGGAAAAAAACTCAATCTGTATCCATTCGCGACTTTTTATCGTAATCCAGATCGTGGTTTTGAAACAGCTATAAGTGAACTTGTCGCCGCAATACGCAATGGAACGGCTTGGTAATGAAATCAGTAGTAATCGTTCCAGCTTATTTCCGGCCAGAGTTTCTTTATCTTTGTCTAGAATCTTTATCCGCATGTCCTGAGATAACTGAGAAAGATATTTGGATTTGCCACGATCAGAAGTTTGGAGACACCACAAAATTTGCAGGGGAGTGGGAAGAAACTAGAGCAGTTACAGATTATTGGAGTCGAGCTTTCGGAAATCGCCTTCGGTGCACTCTTCGCCCAGAGAACGGATTTTACGGAAACAGTTATAACGTTTTAGCTGCTTATTCGAAAGCCTTAGAAGAACAATACGAAAAAATTTATTTATTGGAAGATGATGTTTTAGTTTCTTCTGATTTTTTTAGATGGCATGATGCAGTACAGGCGGACGGAGATTATTTCTGTTCGGTAGCCGGACATTGCGAACGCAATATTGTTGTAGATGAAATAAACTCTTCAGAAGCGTATTTCAGAAGTGAACAATATGCTTCTCTTGGTGTTGCTTGGTCTAGAGAAAACCTAAGTCAAATTACCCACCATGCGGTTCGAGAATACTATCAAAACAACACTATCTATCTTTTGAAACAATTTCCGAAAAGCAAACTCGGAACCCAAATGATGGAACAGGATGGATTGATTCAACGGGTGATGGAACAGTCCCTTCAGCAAGCGGCTTGGCCACATATCCCTAGAGCATACCATGTCGGGGTGTTTGGGTATCATCGCGGAATCGGCCCCGAAAATATGAAGCAAGGCACGCTGTCCGAAAAAATAGAACAGTATCGCGTTGCGATCATGGACAAAGAGTGGATAAATAGAGTAGCTTATTTTCAAACAGACATCAAAATTCTTCCTAAAGAAATTCCGGGTTGGAATCGTTTAATCCTCACAAATTAGCGCCTGCCTGTCAGCCGCCGTTTTCAAGAAACAATAAAGCAACATTCTAAAGGAAATATCATGGAAATTCCAGCATTGAATTTGGTCGTTGTTGACACGGCGCTCCACACTAATATTTTGGCTGCATATCAGGCTGCACAAGCAGCCCCTGGTGGGGCGGTTTGGATTCCGAATAGTTATGTCGGAACCGACACAGTTCCTGTGAATCCGACTGTTCCTGTGTTTGATATGCGCAGTCAAGGAACTACGTATCTAGGTTCTTCTAGCTCTAACAATAACGTAGCAGCAACGGCTTCGGCTGCCGCGGCGGTTGTTGGTTCCACTGGTGGAACGTTCGTAACCACATTAAATCTTCCGGGTGGAAGTAAATTTAATGGTGTGCCTTTTAAAGTGAAAGCCGCAGGTTGGACTTCTTTCGGTGGCGGAACTTGGACAGCAACTATTGTTCCAGTTCTTTACGCGTCCGGGCTCGCTGGTTATACGGCGTCTGCTTCCGCTATTATTTTTACAGCCGCAGCCACGAACGTAACTATCGCCACTGCTCTTGCAGCTACTTTGAAATACGCAAATTGGGAAACCGAAACAGTTATTGAAGGTGATACTACGTCGGCTAAAATCACTGGACGGGTTAAAGGATCGATCAACAACGGAGCCGTAGCTTCGATTCCCGCGACCGCGGCGAACGGAACTTGGGATGCTATTGCAAATCCTACCACTGTCGGGACATTGAATATGGCAGCAACCGTGCCTATTCAATTTTTGGCAGGAGTGATTCTCGGTGGGACACCCGATACCGGGGCAGTCCAAACCAGTACTCTCACCTCTTTTTATATCCAATCTTAATTTCTTCTCGCGCCCGCACAGCGTACGCACAGCAACACAAAAGAAACAAAAAGGAAAATAAATATGCAAGTTATTGCTCAAGCTCCCGCAGCGGCTAATATCACTGCTCTTAACGCTGGTGTGGCTACCGCTGCATTTACCGTTATCGCTGGTGAACCCGGCGCAGGTACACAGTGTAACCTAAACGTTCCTGGTTCAAATCGTCTGAACGGCCAGCCTTTCGTAGTTCGTGCCAGCGGGTTTCTTACTCTACCTGCCGGAACATACACGTCCGCGGCGACCCCGCTTCAGTTCGTGTTGTTCGGTTCAAACACCGCATCTTTCTCTGTTTCGGTCGGTTCTGCTCTATTCTCTTCGACCGCATTGGCGATCTTTTCGGTCTCTTCTGCTACAGCGAAGACTTTCCCATGGGAAATTCAGGCAGAAATGGTGGGAGATAGTACTTCCGCTATTATTACGGGCCAAGGTCGTGCAGTGTCTAGCAATCCGAACGGTGTTCAATTGGCAACTGCTCCGGTCGCGATTGGTACGAGTCCAGCAAGCGTCAACTTCGCTTCCGAGCCTCCTTTGCAGTTCTCGATTGGTATTACTACAGCGGCTGCAAACCTGTTGAGCATCGCAGGTGCGGTTACTGTTGGTCTCAGTTCTTTCCAACTCGAAGCGTAAGAAGTTCCATAAAACAAAAACAACTAACAAGGATGGGGAGTTCGAAAGGACTCCCTGTTCACTTTCCACACATGCTTAAAATTCTTATTGCGATAAAATGCTGTCATACAAGACAGGAATTTGCAGAAGCATCTCGTCAGACGTGGGTTAGAAACATCCACGGCATGAATTACAGAATTTTTTATGGACATGGACAGCACGAACTTAAACCCGACGAAGTTCAGTTAGATGTGCCCGATGGGTATGACGATCTCGCTAGTAAAATATACGAAATTTTTTCTTGGGCTCTGAAACATGAATATGATTATGTGCTTCAGGTAGATGATGACACGTACGTACGCCCTGAAAAACTTCTACAGAGTAATTTCCAGCAATACGATTTTGTCGCAGGTTCATCATTCGGTGTGGATGAATGCAACCGTCTTTTTCAGTACGTAGCGGGTCAAAGTTCCACAGGTCCCGGTTTTTGGCTGTCCAAAAAAGCCATGAACGTTGTTGTCAATTCTTTACCTCCTAGCCATGGTCAGGCTGATGAACCGTGGATAGGGAAAGTTCTGAACCACCATGGAATCAGAGTTTACAGAACAACTTCTATGGGGTGTTACGGAAATCTTCCCCACAGTGGAATAAAAGAACTTTGTCTTAACTGTTGGCTTCCGGAAACAGAGGATATTATCGCGGAATGGGAATACAACCCCGAACAAATGATTGCTGTTCATAAGCAATGGGAAACAGGAACTCGTACTCTTCCTTAAGGATTAACCGTGGCTAAAAGCACGAAGGTGTCGGTCAAAGTTAAAGGATCGGCTGCGGGTGTTAAAAAAGCATTAGGTCATCTGTTGGATGCCCCTGTGGAAAAAGTAACGCCTTTAAGAGAAGCGGATTTTCGCACTCAACAAAAGAAAAAAGGTACTCAAGATGCCGACTGATGATCCCGTTTCCAAAGCCTTAGCTGGTGCTAAGAATGCGCTTGCGAGCGCAAGAAATTTTACGAAGTCCGCGGGCGATACTGACCCGAGTCGGTTCGCTGCAAAACCTGCGGCTCCTAAGCCCGCAGCGAAACCCGCATCAGGTGGTATGGCTAGAGAAGCCTCTGATGTTGGTAGCGGTCTGAGATGGCGGGCCGAACAGGTCAAAAATATCGGAGAGATGAAAAAAGGCGGAACGATTCCTAAGACAGGAAGTTACAAAATGCACAAAGGCGAGGAAGTCGTGACCGCGGATAAATCAAATCTTCAAGATGTGATAGAACGGGCGAAAGACTCACTCGGCGGGCCGATGCGTCCAGCGCACGGAATGCGTAGCACGAGAATCGATCATCATTCAAATGGTAGCCACACCGTAACGCACGTTCCGCACATGAATACGATGGACTCAAAATCGAACGAAGACATTAGTTACGCCGTGAAGAATCACGCTGAACTAGCCAGCAAAATTAAAGAATACCTCGGTGACAAAGAAGAGATGGCCGAAGGTGATAAAAAGAAGGACTCTAAATCCGAGGAGTCCGCAGAGAAGGTTTAAGCATGGCTCCTTTCGATTTCGAGAAACTCTACAACGATGCTCGCATTGCGGTGGAACGCTCGGGGTCGGAAGAGGGCTGGAAGAAATACGACTATACTGATCCTAAAGTATGGGAAAAGGATTTCCGCAACGGGCAGACCGATCTTTACTGGTTGTCCACGGAACTTCTGAATCTCGCTTTAGTTGAAAGTACGCACCGCCCTATTACAGATGATTTTTTCATCAAGAAGAACCCGTATAAAGAAGCTAAGTCTTATAAAGAGTGTATCGGTAAACAAAGCACGGTGAAGAACCGCCTCTTGCTTTACCCTCGCGGCACATTCAAATCCAGCATAGACATGGCTGATGTAATCCAGTGGATTGTGTGTTTCCCGAACATCCGCGTGATTTACATGACCGCGGAAGAAACTCTCGCTACGGATTTCGTACGTCAAACAAAGTCGTATTTTCAGATTCCTGAATCTACAACGATGACGAAGTTTCAGATGTTATATTTCTCGCACTGTATTCCTGCTAAGAAAAAAGAAGCTGAGAATCAGTTTTTAAGTCCCGCTCGTACTGAGCAACAAGCCCAGCCAACTCTGTTGTCTCTTTCTCTTGGTATGAGCACGGCGGGTAAACACTCAGACGTTGCTAAGTTCGACGATTGCGTCTCCAACACAAATTCAGGCCCCCGTGCTAATGCGGAGCAGCGTAAAAAAGTTACGGATGAAATTAAGCTGGCTCGTCCTCTGGTTGATCTTTATGGGTTTCGGGATTTTATTGGGACCCCTTATGACCCTGCGGACGCTTATGCGTCGATTCAAGAATCAATGGCTGGACCAGACCTTAAAGTTTTAACCGCTCCTGCATGGACTGTAAAACCAGGGGCTCGGAAAAAATCAATCGAGCAGTTGAATGAAGATGACGTTGAACTTCTATTTCCTATAGATGGGCAAGGTGTTGAGCGTCTCACATTCAAAGCCTTGATGTCGGAATACCGCAGTGACAGTTTTATTTTTTCATGTCAGTACATGATTAATCCGGCCTTGACCAGAATGGTTAAGTTTACGGAGTATATGCTTCGGAAGTTGATTGTCGCGCCGGAAGATTTTCCCCAACCCGGAAGTTTTTTTACAGCGCAAGCATGGGATTTTGCGGTTACAGACGGCAGCAGTAGTGATCGTTCTTTTGGAGCTAACGGTCAGTTTGTGACTCAAGGCCCGCTCGCCGGGCGCTTGTATGTGACCGATGTGGTCCGCGGACGTTTTGGGAAGTCTGAACTTCCTTTTCAAGTCGCGAACTTAGCGAACCGTTGGAAGCCGCTGGAGAAGTTAGGAATTGAAAAATCACCAGGTGCGGATTTTTTAGAGAATGATATTACCCGAGCGATGATTAAAGTTGGTTACAGTGATTGTCCGCCGATTGAATGGATTCCTGTTGATAACCAAAAAGGTGCGAAGAACGCCCGTGCTGAGGGTCTCGAAACTCTTTATCTCGAAGGCCGGATTCTCTTTTCATCCGCAATTCCAGAAGATGTGATGGATGAAGTTATAAAAGAACATTTGAAATTCAAAGCAGGTTCAAACCGTAAAGATGATTCTTTGGATGGTCTCGCACATCTCACACGCTATATTCCAAAAAATATTGTGATTCCACAAACTGAACAGGAAAAACAAACCGCTGCTTGGGATTTGTTAAAACAAAAACAACAGCACGAACGAATGTTTCCTCCGAACGAAGATAAGCAAACACCGACTTGGAAGCGCGATGGTTACGACCGTCAAGAACCAATCGCTGCTCCTCTCACACATTGGGAAGGGATGCCGATTTTAAGGCACTCCGAAGAACCTTACTACGGAACATAAGGATATCATGCCTACTTATACACAGCTTGCGGTCGATACATTTCACAGAGCAAACGAAAATCCAATCACTCCTGCTAACTGGACTACGCCGGGAATAGCTCTAGCTGCTTATGAAGACCTTTCAACAGATGCGTCTTTCTCTCACTTTGCCGCAGGCAGTATTTCGGTTTTTTAATTTTTTGAAACTTAGAAATCAATGCCGACGTATACGCAGCTCGCCCAGGATACCTTCATTCATGCGAACCAGAATCCTATCGATGCTGCGCACTGGACAACGTTTACACCTGGTTTTGCTGATTTGCAAATTCTCAGCAATAAATGTCTTGCGGCAGCTACAGGACTTGCGGGGGCTGCCTACACCGGGATTTCTTGGCCAGCCAATCAATACGCAGAGATCACAATAGCAGTTTTATCGGGGGCGGCGTGCGAAGCTGATATCATTCTTCGATCAAGCGCCGATGGCAATAACTGCTATGATTTTGGAATAGTGGATAACGGAGATGGCACCGCTTTTGTTTTCTTTGAATCTATCGTTGGCGGGTTCGTTGTTGGCCTTTTTCAGAACGCGGCGGTTCCTTTTTCCGCAGGAGACATTTTCAGGGCCTCCGCGCTCGGTACAACCATATCATTCTTTCAAAACGGTATTTTACTAGGTTCCGCCATAGATTCAGCGGTTGCATCTGGTAATGCAGGCGTAAGCTTCTTCACTACTACTTTAGTAACAGAAGCTCAACTATCTAACTTTGCAGGCGGCAGTGTTTCTTCAGGGACTCTTGACACTATTGGTAACGGTATCGCACGTCCCGCTATGATTTATGGCCGCGCCCCGAACGGTGTGATGTCCGCCGTAACAACGGATGGAAGCGGCAACATAGACCTGTCCGGACAAACCCCTTCTCTCGTGGATACTCTCGGAAATAGTATCTGCACTCCCGTCATGATTTATGGCCGCGCTCCAGATGGAACTCTCCAAGCTGTCACCACGGATGGTGACGGTCAACTAAATCAGTAATCAAGGAAAATATGACTGACCTTATCAATAATGGTGTGCCTACACCTATCCAACTTTTTGGCCGCGCCCCGAACGGACAGCTACAAGCTGTGACTACGGATGGAAGCGGAAACATCAGCATCGTTGGCTCACAAAGTGGAACCGTAAGTTCCGGCACGGCGGGCCAGTTAGGGTATTACGCTACTACGTCTAGTACGATTAGCGGAAATGCCAGTGCCTCAGTTTCTGCTGGTGTAATCACTGCATCAGGTTTTACAACTACTGGGGCCGTTTCTGGAGCAACATACGCAACGGCTACGAACGGATCGTCCCCGGCTTCGCCCGCAGTGTGTGGTTCTGCGGCGGCGGGCATTGTTCAAATTGCCGCGGTGGTCGGTGCAACTACTCTTGTTGTGAACACGTCCGCAGCAACAACCAACAGCCGTATTTTTTTGACGTACAGCACGGTCGGGATCACAGCGCCTGCGAACATCGCTACGACTCTTACGCAAGCATATGTTAGTGCAATTTCCAACGGCGTGAGTTTTACCATCTCAATCGGGGTGGGTCCCGTTACAAACCCAATCAACGTTTTCTATCACATTGTGAACTAAATTAAATGCGCATAACTCCCGATCAGGCCAACCCGCAGGGACAAATTGATATCAAGGATTTCCACAGTCCTGCGGAAGTAGAAAATTCAGGTGCTTTACAATTGTGTGTACAGGACGCTGCGAACACGGAAGCCTGGTTGCAAACAAACTATTGGTCTCTACGGTGGCGGGAAGCTGACGGTCTTTATCAAAGTCCTCCTGGTATTCTCATGTGGGAGGGTACTACGGTTCCACGGGCGAACGTAAATCGTTTTGTTGTGGCCGAAACAGTAAATGCAATTCATCCTCAAATCATGAATGGGTTGTTTTATGAAAACCCACCGTTCGTTCTGCGTCCGCGCCCGAATCTCCAACAGAACACCAGCCGGGCGATTTCCTCAACTATCGCGATAGAACTTGACCAAATGAACTTTCGACAGGAAGTTGATTGGGGTTTGTTCTCTGCGCTGAACTTCGGCACATCTATTTGGAAGTGGGGGTTCAAAAGCAGCATTAAGAAAACCATTAAGTACGAACCGCTCGCAAACGCCGTCACGATTAATTCATCCATTCCCGATACGCCGCCCGCGGTGCTCGACACTCCCGAGTCCATGACTTATAAAAAAGTCACAGGCACTGAAGAAGTTCATACACCGACATTCGAGTATAAAGATATCCGCTACATTCTTGTTGATCCGGGCCTCAAGGTTCCAGACATCCGTAAAGCTAAGTTCGTGATTGACCGGATGTATCTTTCTTACAAAGACTTGGAGAAACTTGCGGACGAAGAGTACGTAGAGGAAGACCCGAAGACTGGTAAGCAGACGCTGAAAAAGCGTTACATGTTGCCTAGCAAAGATGAAATCAAGGAATGGTTTGCCCCTCCGAAGGAGAACCCTGCGACGGGGCCTCAGAGCGAAGCGAACGTGGTTCAAGGCACCTCCTTCGTTCATCATGCTAAAGCGGTTTTCCAAAAGTCCACGGAAGACCCACTGGATGAACCGCTGGAAGTTCTTGAACGCTGGGATAACGATAAAGTCATCACGGTTTTGAACCGCGTAAAGTGTATTCGTAACGAACCGAATGAATTTGGGGCCAACCCCTTCCTGTCTCTCAATTGGTGGAATATCCCAGACGCTTTCTGGGGTCTCGGCCTTGGCCGAGTTATTGGTGTTGAGCAACGGGTTCAAGCAGGAATTATCAACGCCTGTCTCGATCTCGCCAGCCTTATCGTAAATCCAATGTTCGTAAGGTTGCGCGGCGCGAATATTCAAGAGCAACAGATTCGTCAACGTATTGGTGGAATCATTGCTGTAGACGGCCCTGATGCACAAAAAGCCATCAGTATGATGGAACAGCCGCATATCCCTGCGGAAGTCGTCCAGCAAATCGCTCTGTCTCAATCTCGCGTGGAGATGACTTCTGGCGCGAACCAGCAATTAACCATGGGCGCTTCCACTCAAAAAGGTGGAGCGATGCGCACGGGTACAGGTGCTGCGGGTGTTATTCAAGCCACAATGAATCGTATTGGCGGGTTCGCTGAAACATTCGTCCGCCAGGTCTACGAACCCTTTATCTATATTGTTCACCAACTGAACAAAGATAAGATGCCAATCAGTTATATCAAAAAACTGTTAGGCGAACGTGAAGGCCCGAGCTTTAAGTTCGATGCTGCGAATTACCTAAATGGTCCTGCGGAATTTGAAGTTCTTGCCGGGTCACATCTCGCCGCGAAGTCTCAAATGGCGCAGTCCCTCTTCATGATGATGCAGATGTTTGAATCTCAGCCGATGATGGACCAGTTGAACAAGATTTCGAACAAGAAAGTAAACATCGAAGAATTGTTCCACATGATTCATGACATCTCGGGTTGGAAGAACTACTACGATATCATTCAAGACATGACGCCCGAGGAAATTCAGAATCAGCAAGCGAACTCTCCTGCGGCCCAAATACAAATGAAGGTAGCGGCCCAGCAGAATTCTCAGAAAACTCAGTTCGATCAGAAGACCGCGATCATCGATCAAGAAAATGAAGCCCGTGCCGCACGCGACGTGTTCCGTATCATCGCGGAGAAATCCGCCGAGCCTGAAGCTCTGCTTGGTGCGACGGCCCCAACCCAAGGACTTGGTAGCAATACCACAGCATAAGGAAAACTATGAATGGCTCCGAAGTTTTAAGTCGGCCCCCGACAGACAATAATTCATCGGAGTTGACCGACTCCGAAAAAATGGATTTAACCGCGGGAGATGGAACTCCGTACGCGAACGCGATCAAGAAGTTGATGAAAATCGAAATCAACAAAGCTCGCGACGAAGCTATGGAGTGTGATCCTTCAGACGAGAAGAAACAGCGGTCGTTGATGACGGTAGCTCACGCGATGGAGAAGTTTTACAAGAATTTGTTGGGCGCTATTGTTTTTCAACAAACCAGTCACATACTTGATGTCCGGCAAAAAGCCCAAGAAGCTGAATTACAAGATAGAGATAAATTCGAAGAAGTGATTCTTTTCAACCAAACGCACTAAACTACCAACCGTCCCCCAGACGAGGGTTCATGAAAATCCCATATTGTAGTTTGTTGTTAGGTCCCACCGCTCTGTACGCTCTGGGGTTTACTTTGAACGCGCTTGTTATGGCGGCAAACGGAAATCAAATGCCTGTACTCGTACCAGGCGGGTGCAACCCCATTACGGACATGGCTGAAGATTCTATTAACGCCTGTATGGTTGCTTCCACACATTTGAAATTCCTCGCAGACTGGATTGTTGTGCGTCACACGGGAGTTGCCAGTATCGGAGATTTTTTTGAATGGGCCGCGAATTATTCTTTCTGGCCTTCACTCGCAGTATGGATCGGATTCATCCTCAAAGATCATAACCAAAAGTAATTCACTAACTGAACAACCACGCGGTAATTAGCCGCAAGGAGAACTGTATGACCGAAGCAGTTATCGCTGTAAAAGCATTAAAGTCAAAGTATTGGAATGAAGAAAAGCAGAAGTTCGTAACTTCTAAACAATTTAAGGATGAGAACGGCTTGCCAATAGGTCCTGTTCAATATTTCGAAGCGGACACGCTTGAAGAACTGCTCGAAAAGAAAGATAACGCGCACGAAAATGCGAGCGTTGCTCTTTATAAAACCCGTCAGAAGGTTAAGCTAGGGGAGATGCTAGAGCCTGATCCTGAGGAGCCGATCCTTACTTTCGAACCCCGGCAACTGACCGCGGACGAGCGAGTTAAGTTGACGAAGGATTTGTCCGATCCAGCTAAAGCCGCAGACGCCCACAGACTTCTTCTCGAAGCGGAACTTGGCGCACCGATTGAAACCGTACGAGCGAACCTCCGAGAAAACGAAATTGCAAAACGTGTAACCACGATTCAGGCAGCAATCGCACAATTCAAACGCGAGACGCCGGAATACGTAGAATCGGAAAGTAACTCCGACAACATGAAGCGGTACATGGAGAAACATAATCTCCGGTATTCCGCTAAGAATCTCAAGATTGCTTTTGAAGACTTGTCCAGTGATAGTTTACTCACCGTACGAGCCCCGAAAGCTGCACCTACCACGCCTGCTCCGGTAACTCCGGTAGCAGCCGCACCCGCTACGCCTGAGGTGATCCCTCCAGCGGCGACAACGACCCCGGTGATCCCGGTTCAGTCTACGGAAGTGCGCCCTAAGCTATCGTCCAGCGGATTAGGACGGGAAAACTCCACTGCAACACCCGGAGCCGAACCGACTAAGACCCTGGGGATAACTATAAGGGAAGTCAACGCAATGAGTGCTTCTGAGTACAACAAACGCCTACAAGACCCTGAATTTCGTAAAGCGATTGAAAAACTGTACGAGAAGAAATAACTGCTGATTTCCCGGCACACAACTAAAGTAATTAGGAAGTTTTATGGCCGGATACAATCCAGCTAGCAACAATACTTCCAACTTGCCTCAATCTCGCGTTATTTATTATGACAAACGCTTTATTGAAAACCTGAAAGCTCAGACCCCGTTCGTTCGTTGCGCAGAGCGGCGCGAATTGCCTCTGAATTCCGGTAATCAGTTGGAACTTTTCATGTACAATACATTCGGTGCAAACACCTCTCAGGTGTCCGAAGGTACTGTACCTTCCGGTATTTCGGCTTCGGTCGGAACTACCACAGCGACGATTGGTGAATATGCCGATTACGCTAACTTTTCTTCACTGTCTTTGGCAACCGCCATCGATCCAGTCGTAGAGAACGTTGGCCGCGAACTTTCGTATCGCCTTGGACAATCTTTGTCCGCAATTACCCGTGCGGTTGCTGACGGCGCGAACAGCGTTGACAGTTCCGTTGCGGTTTCGATTGCTGGTGGTACGTCTCTCGCTCTTTCTAACGTTCGTTCCGCCGTTCAGTCTCTGGCTGGCCGAGCGGTTCAACCCTTCAACGAAGCCGAAGCTCTGATGGCTGGAGTAATCCATCCGTTTAGCGTTGGCGATCTGTTGAACGATTCTTCCAACAACTCCGCAATCGACGTTCTCAAGCACACCGTGCCTGGCCTCCAGCGCATGGATGACCTAGTTTCTATCGACCTGGCCGACACGCTTGAGTTCCCGGCTTCCGGTGTCGCTTTCTTCCAGTCCAACCTCGTCACGCTGACAACGGCGTATCAGGGTTCGGCTGCGGGGGTGGTGGCTTACAGAACTTACATTTTCGGAAAAGACGGGGTAATTGCCATTAGGTTGGGTGGCAGAGGAGATAATGCTATCGAGGATGGTAATTGGCGAAATATTGAATGTAACATCGTTCAAAACGCCCCACTCTCGGTTGCGGACCCTTCTGGTTTGATTCCTGGATGGACCTCCTAAATCATAATAAAATTATGGGACGTACCGATGAAAGTCGGAATACGTTAATCTTCTCTGATTGACTTGAAAGCTGTGAAGCCAACAAGGGGCAAGCCGAAAGGCAGCCTGAGAGACTAAGTGAGAAGACGGCCAAAGTGCCGAAGCGATAGTCCGATCTTATGGGAATAAAGAACCATAAGGTGGTTGAACAAATTCTCAACCCATGAGATAATATAAACATGAAAGCATATGCAGAAGAAATAAAACAAGAAGCACTAAGACTTTTACGTGAAAATCGCGGCCCGAAAGATATTGCTAAAAGATTGAATATTTCAATCGGTGCAGTTGAGGATTGGGCAAACGATTGGCGTAAAGACGGCTCTCTTAAAAGTTATAAGAGACCAGGCATGGAGTTTACAAACCGAGCGAAAGAGATTTCGAACGGTTACTACAAGAGTATTCGCAAACGCTATTTAAGTATGAAGTGGATAGACCATTTAGCGAAGCGCGAATGTGGGTTCAAAAGCCCAGTGGAAGCGATTCCATACTATCTTGATGAAAATAAAACTCCAAGAGTTTGTGCGTATTGTGGACGACAACCCTCAGATGGAAAAGTTTGGGGATTAGATCGCCTCGATTCTTCTTTAGGCCACGTACCGGGGAACTTAGTTCCTTGCTGTGGCTTTCACAAAGAAGGAATGCAACTTTCATGTCAAGCTAGTAAGTCGAAGTACTCTCTATTTTCTTGGATGGAAATGAATATTTCTCGGTATTATGGGAGACCAGCTTCCACTCTCGAAGTAGAAGGACGTATTCGATTGGTTCAAGAACTAGCGAAAAAATTATCTCAAACACATTGATAAGGTCCATTACACTGCATCGCTTCCGCCTGATACTACCATGCGTCTCCGGTACATCAACGCGACCAGCGCCATCAGTTAAACAATCTACCCTGGTTCCAGGTTATAAACGGACGAATGCCGTTCTTGAGAAACGGATACTGCCCCGTGGAATTCGGGGCGCAAAATTGTCCAGACTTTCTAGAATATCTGGACGCGACGATGGGGTGATTTTCTAGAGTCACCCCTGACATCGTTTTAATTCAAATATTTTTTTATGTTTTCAACAATCCAGGGCATTCGTTCGATGTTTCCGAGGATGGCGTTACACCAAAAACAAAGTAGTCCTCGGAATCTTTTTGTGCGGGGTTTGTGATCTGAAACAAGAATCATTCGGCGGGAGCAAATCTTACATCTCCCCTGCTGGTCTTTTTCAGCGATTAAATATCGCTTTAACCCAATCTGTCCGTATTTTTGCTCTATCCGATGGAGATATTTATCCCTTTCTAGGGCGAACAAAGCAGGTTCGTCCTGCCATTTTAAGAAAAAGTATTTCATGAGTTTATTGTTTCACAGACTGAAAAGATTGTCAAGTGCCTTTAAGGAGCCACTTTGCCTAATTGTATTTATTGCGGGACTTCGATCCCACCTGACATCGGTATGCGTTGTGTGAAATGTAACTCCACAACCGCTACGCACAAAGATTATGATAAGGAATTTCAATACGCCGATGAAATAGAACCGAATGTCGCGAAAATTATGGAGCAGACTGAGCAACGTACGATCAGTCAGTCTTCCACGCAGGCGAGGGAAGAGTTCTACCGTTTGTACGAACAGAACGTGAACGCCCGTAAAGAGCACCGCTTTCGGGACCAAGAAGAACTTCACACGAAACGTACGGGTCATATTTATCACATGTCCGAGTTTCTTAGACTTTTAAAAAAAGCTCTCCCCGCGGGATACAACGCTTGGTACACCGATAAAGGTGGTATGGCTAACACTCTTGGTCTTTACGTCAGCCATCCGATTGGCCAGAGTCTGAATCCGCTTTGTTCGCACGAAAAAGACCAGCCTCACTACGTAGGGTTCGTACAGGTTCCCTGGATGCAGGAGTTCGAGGAACTTCACTTCGACCGCTACAACATTCCGCTTGGTTCCAAACGCCGGGGATGGCGCACGATTTTGCTGAAACTAATCGAGTCTAAGGTTTTGTCTGAAACACAGGCGCACGAAGTTTTTGGTGCCCCTTTAGGTGACGTACTCAGCAGACGTTACTTATCGTATTTGCAGTTTTTAAGAAATAAAGAAGTTCAGTAGAAACAACCGCGGTAATTAGCCGCCAAGGAGATGTAAATGAGTAACGAATTCGATAATCCAGATCTGAAGGATTTCACTACAGTTCTGGAAAGCAAAACCAACGCCGACGTTCTCGCTGAATTGTCCGCGCTGGAGCTTGAGGAAAAACAGCTTGATTTGGAAATCAAGCGTGAGTCCGTAGCGAGGATTCGTGCGCAGCGTTCCGCGAAGCTTGAAGAAGCCCGCGCTAAGATGATTGCGACGAAGCAGTTTCTGGCACAACGTGCAGCTAACCAGGAAAATTGCAACCACCGTAAAGGGGGAATCGGTGCGGAAGCCGTCATGCGCGGCCAAGGCACGGACGCGATGTATTCCGTTATTAAGCACAAGCTGCCTTGCAACCGCTACTTTGTTTTGTGCGCACGATGCGGTAAAGAATGGCACCCGGCCCAGCCGTTGTTCGGTATTAAAGCTACGCCCGGTTACGATGAAGCTCTTCGTTTCCCGAGCGACAATACCCCGAGCGGGTCCAGCACTTTTATGTTCGAGCGGACGGAAGCAGTCTCCGCTTCACAGGAGTAAGCATGGCTAAAACCGTACAAGAGATGTCCGCAGCGGAGTATAAAGTTTGGATGCTCCAGAATCCGGACGAAGCTAAAAAACTGGACGCACCAACCGCTGCTCCAATCATTCCAGTTGTTGTGTGGCGTAATGGTGTTGCTGTTCAGGTAGTGGACAACCATCAGGCTTCACAAAACGGAGTGATTCAGTAATATCTAAAATGGTAGACAAGAGTATCTTGCGAGATGGCTGGCGGGTCTCGCAATTAATTTCTGTCGATCGAAGTCCGCCAGCAAAGTTTAGAAAGGTAGCCCATGCAAGTGGCCTACAATCGTGCTCAAGTCGGAACCCGAGCGGCTGAATGGATCAACCCTAAACAGGGGGAGATTCTTATTCCGGATCGGGCAACCGCTTATAAGCACATCGAATCGTTCGAGCGCCAGCTTCTCGGGATTATGTCGAAACACAAACGTGCGGAACTTTTGATTGCCTGTGCGATGGTTTACGAAGCTATTGGCGATCAAAGAATGCTTCCCGCGGCGGAAGACGCCTTTCGGGTTACGAAAACAAGCACGACGGCCCATCTCATGGCCGTGGCTCACCATCACTTCGGACGAATCCAAGAAGCATGTAACTTTTACACTCTGGCTTACCGTTTTCCGCACGAAGATGGCTTTAACGTCGATTTAGCCTACACTCAAGCCCTACTCTTCCAAGGAAAGTGGTCTGAAGCGCACAGGATGACCCTAAGGCTCAAAAAGCGCATGGTGTATGCGGCTTACCTGCCCGAGTGGAATAAGCTTCCCTGCGACCGCCTGAGCGTGATTTCCGAAGGTGGGTTCGGAGACTTAATCCAATGTGGTCGGTGGTTGCCCATCCTTCAGCAGATGTGCAAAAAGGTTACAGTCTATCTTCCGCCGTTCTTTTTTGATGCTGGGTTCATAGACCTTTGGCGAAAACAACCCTGGTGTCCTGAAATCAAACTCCTGACGGAGTGTCCGCAAGACGTGCCCGCAGTCGGCTTCTTCGATCTACCCGCGGTGTTTGATGTTCAGCCGGATGAGCTTCCTCCGAGTCTGACTTTTAAAGCCGACCCTGTTTTGTCCGAAAAATACCGCTTTGTTCGGACGATGCGTTTTCCGAACGCTGATTTTCCAACCATCGGTTTTTGCGGAGTCGCTCGGCAACAAGAAGTTCCACTCGTGCCTGACGGAATTTATAGAGCCTTGACGGAAGACCAGTCGTTGAAAATTCTCCGCGCCGGATTCGAACATGTTCGCTTTGTAAACCTCCAAAAAGATTTAGACATGGACCAGTTTCCCGGAATGCTTTTAGGTCGTCCGGAAATAAAATCCTGGGAAGACACCGCAGCGATTATCGAAAATCTAGACGCGATAATTACGGTGGACACCGCGGTCGCACATCTTGCCGCCGCGATGGGCAAACCCACGTACATACTTTTATCCGGCGCAAGTGATTGGAAATTCGGTATCAGCGGAGAAACTTGTCCGTGGTATCCAAGCATGAAATTAATTAGAAACGATGGCTGGGGTTTTGACAACGCCGTCGAAAAGGTTATCAAGCTAATCGAAAATGGCGAATTCAACCACCACCCTCGCGAAAATTGTACAGTTTGCTAAAACCCATCCAGACATCGCTCCAATCGTACAAACCACTGCGGGCGGGAGTTCCCTCGAACCCGCGCTGACGATTTGCAGCGACGTTATGATCGAGATTTGTTCGCAGGTTTTCAATTGGAAATGGAACAGGCTGGCCCTGCCTTTATTTTATACGAATTCTTTTCAGCAAGACTACGCACTCAGCGTTGTGAATCTCGGTTGGCTTGAAGATGGGTTTTTGCTGGACATCAACAACACAGCTTATCCTCAACCTATCTGGCCCCTCGAAGTAGTAAAGTACGTGCCGCGGACTTCCACTCAATATGGAATGCCCGGTCAGGTTTGCTGGCTTCCGAACAACCAACTTTTCTACGCAACCTGGGGTGCTGTAAACATCGGTCAGACTCAGAATGGTGGGGTCGGGCCGAACCCTCAAGCTCTTCAAGCAATCACCAATCCTGTAGGACTCGCGACTGCACCGAACAACCCATGGACCCAAGTAGCTGATGCGTTCGGTAACTTCTGGGTCGTGACTACGTATGGTACTACGGGCGCGACTACTCCGTTTGCTTCCAACCTCAATCCTGTTTTCCCAACCCCTAACAATCCATCCGTGACCGCAACGACCGTTACTGACGGGTCCGTTGTGTGGACTGCGGTCAATCCCTCAGGTATGGGTATTCGCTGCAATCCTCTTCCACCTCAAACCGGGGTCACATATCAGTTTAATATTTTCGGCCAGTACCGTCCGTTCGCTTTTTCGAGCGGTCCTTTTACGCAGCTTTCTCAAACCATCGAACCAGTGCCCGATGATTTCGCGAAACGTTTCCGTGATGGATTTATCGCTCTGGCTTATCAGCATTCACAAGACCCGAAACTGCGTGCGAAATCGCAGGAAATGTATGCGATGTGGATTCAATCCATGATGGCCGGGCTTCGTGCGGGGGATCGCGAACGAGACAACGAAGGATTTTATCCTAGTAATAGTATTTTGCAAGGCCCTACCGGAATATACCCAGGTCCTGCATACCCCTGGCCAATCTCATGGTAAAGGAAAACAAAAACATTCTGTTCGTTTTAGGCCGTCATGGTCGAACATCCGGAAACGAAAACAACGTTTACCGTGGACACTCAAACGCGGAGTTTGCGCAACTTGACGCTGGAGGCCGAAACGACGCCCGTGAAGAAGGTATTTTCCTGCAAGGTACTGGATTGGTTTTTCCGCTAATTATAACGGATGATCTCGACCGGACTTTCGAAACCGCACAAATCATAGCCAGCATTTTAGGCATTAAGCCTGAAAATATCATGCGCGATAAGCGTCTGCGACCCCTTGATATGGGGGATTGGACCGGAAAAAAGAAGGACGAACACCCGCTTGACTCTTTCATGAAAGACAAGTCTAAGAAAATTCCTGGCGGGGATTCACTTAACAGTTTGAATAAACGACAGTCGGCAGCGTTCGCGGATGTTCTTGAAACTGTCGCGAAACTCCATGCTCCTGTGCTTGTAATCGGTCACGGCACAAATGCTGGATTTCTTCATTCACATGTGAATAAAAGTTCTGAAGAAATCGGCTACGAAGGACTCACACACCCAGGCGGCGTTTCGATTTTTACGAAAGAAGGAATCACGCCCGTTTATAAAAAGCGGGAGGGTGCTCCTCAACTTTTCAAAGACGGCACGGAAGTTTCAGGGTTTGTTACGGACGAAGAAAATCGCCCGCCTCGGGAGTGCTGGAATTGCCGAAATTTCGTGTCAGTAAATGGTCTCGGAGCTTGCACGCACACGCTCGTCCTAATCGATCCTAAACTCGCTGACCGCCGACAAGCAGATGGAAATGTAGCAGTTGGCGAACGGGACTGCTGCGATAACTTCCGTAACAAGATAGGAACTTAATTGGCTACCACCATCACGCTTTTGAATTCCATCGGTTGGGCTCAATCTTACACTGGGTTTAAATCACTGACTGTTGGTACATCTTCAGAGCCTGCGGTTAGTTCCATGAATATTTTGATTCAAACGGTGTTAGGTCCGCCCTTCTCGTGGAATTGGAATCGTTCGGCTGTTCCGCTCACTACGGTTGCGGGAACCCAAGATTACGTCACGTCCGCCGCGTCTTTCGGTTTCATCGAAAAAGCCGACTACAAAATTCCTGCCGCTACGATTACAAATACATCTTTGACTTCGGGAATTGCGACGTACACTGCAACGAACACTTTTCAGGCGGGCGATTTAGTCACGATTACTGGGCTTACGAACAACCCAACCGTTTTGAACATTACAAATCAGACTGTTGTGGCTGCGACTTCCGCGCTTTTCACAGTCAAAATTAATAACGTAAATATCGTCTCTGGAGCAGACACAGGAACTGCGGTGGTTGGAACCACGACGGAAATTAGTGAGACAACTACAATTTTAGGAACTGGTTCCGAGCGTGGCGCACCAAACAAAATCGCTCCGCAGGTGGACGACAACGCCAGTAACATCACTTTTAGAATCTTACCTGTGCCAGATCGCGTTTACACAGTGAATGTGATTTTCCAAAAACGAATTCCCGCCTTAGTCACAACTACAGCGGGAACTTGGGCACCAATCCCTGACCATTATTCCTACATCTATCAGTGGGGGTTTTTAGCTCTCATGCTCGCGTACAACCAAGACGGACGCTGGACTCAAGCGAATCAAAAGTTCGTAGCGGGACTTCTTGGCGCGGCTGAAGGGCTTACAGAAGAAGACAAAAACATTTTCCAAGCTGCGTGGCTTGGTTCGATTACTGAACAACAAACGACGGGAATGAAAGCGCAGCAAGGCGTAGGAGCACGGTCTAGTTAATGGCTAACGCACTCCAAGCGGTAGGGTCGCACGGCGATCACGACAGTGGCTGGGCACCGATTTTTACAAATCGGTTTTTCCTCGGGCTGTGGACGAATCGTAACCCGCTGCGAGCCCCCACGGGGGTGATATACGAAAATTATTATAGGTTGGGTGGAACAGATGCGCTTATCGGCGGGAACAACGTAGAAATCTCCAACCGCCTTACCATTTGTCGGCGTCCGGGTAACACCGCAGGGCTTACGAATTTCGTCTCATCCTCAAACATTCCTGATATTCCCGATTCATTTTATTCTTTCCACGAAATCGGTGGGACGATCCGGGTTTTTGCGGACACACCGACAGCACCATATTTGATTGGTGGCTACACAAACGGGGCGGGCACTGCTTCGCAAGGGATAATTCCAATCTTTACGAAAGGTGCGGGCGTAGTCCAGTCTTTTTTCCAAGGCATTGGCCAATCTCTTTATTTCAGCGACACGGCGGAACAAGAGAAGTGGCTGGATTTTGGCTCGGGAAATCCCGGTAACAGTTTTTCCGTAATCACTGCGACTTCTTTGACAAGCAACGTCGCTACGATTACTGCGATTAATAATTTTGCAATCGGCCAAACTGTTGTAATCAGTCAAACTACGAACAACGCAGGAACGTTTAATACGACCGGAATCATCACGGCTGCTAACTCCAGTCAATTTCAATTTGCTTTAGTCCATGCAAATATCTCGCCAGCATCTGACACAGGATTTGCCAATGCTTGCTGGAACCTGGGGATAATTGCGCCCACAATCGCCCCGACTTTGAATATCGTTGCTAGCGGTGCCGCAGCGGTAGCGTGGCAGGCCAGCACTTATTTTTCCACAATGGGGTTGGTTGTTGACGGCAATAATAACGTTCAGGAACTGATTTCCGTCAATAACACTGGAACGAACACAACACCTTTCGGGACCAGCGGTGATGGTCAGCCTCAGTGGAGTGCGACTCCCGGCGCTACGACTTCTGACAATACAGTGACGTGGACAAATTGGGGTCCGATTGTTCTGTGGACTGCGCACACGACCTATTCTAACCACCGAACAGGTGGTGATTTAACGAACCCGGCGTACGTGTACGATCCGGTTTCCGACACGATTTGGGGAAACGATTCCGCTGGCGGGGCATCTGGAATTTCGGGTGCGGCTAAACCCGCGTTCGCGAAGAGCAAAAAATTCATCGCGGATGGGTCGGTCAATTCCTGGATCAACGTTTCAGGCGTTGGGATTGCAGCCAATCAAGGCACGATTTTCTTTTGGCAGCCGAATCATCTTTACAGCCCGTCTTTTTCAAGCACAAACAGAAATTATAATGCTGCGATTATCGAACCCATCGCGTTGCCCGCGCCATCTAATCAAGTTATTTTTTTCCAGGTTGCGACGACAGGTGGAACTTCTGGTGGTTCCGGAACCCCACCTTTCCAGAATCTAGGCGCGGCAACTCAGACGTATGACAACGATTTAATTTGGCTGAACCTCGGCAGTGCGACTTGGGTTGCGCTTACGAACTACACTGCGTGGACGGGAACGCAACCTGTTTTTAGTGTGATTCAAGATACAAACGGGAATATGCAGGTCTGCGTGGTGTCTGGCCAAAGCGGGGCGACTCAAGCTCACCAACAGTGGCAAGCGAACCACGCTTATTCAAACACAAATACAATCGTTGATACAAATGGGCGTTTGCAGACCGTTACATCGGCGGGTACGTCCGGCGCGGTTAAGACTCTCACGACTTCTGATATTACGTCCGGGGTTGCTACGTACACGACTTCAACCAACCATGGTTATGCGGTAGGCCAGCAAGTCACGGTTGTTACGAGCAGCCATGATTCTGCTTTTAATGTAACGAATGCAATTATTACCTCACTTCCGACTGCGGCGAAATTCACAATCAATCTCGCGCATGATGATATTGTTTCAGCCGCCGACACAGGAACTTCTTACGCTGGGCCAACTTGGGCACCTTCTGGTACGACTACGGATGGCGGTGTGACTTGGACTGCCGGGTCTACTACGACTGGATGGGGGGTTAATTACGGCGACACAACCCTGGATGGAACTGCGAAATGGGTTTGTGTAGGTCCTCCGATGGCTTGGGCCGCATCCACGCTTTACCATCTCCCGCCTCCAGGATTTGAACCGCCTTCGCCGTCGCAACCATTTGGTGGATCGGAAGTTATTTCAACCGGGTTCGTACAAGCTACAATTCGTTCGGGTAAGTCCGCAGCTTCGTTGCCGACTTTTTCAAACACGATTGGTAACTTTACAATTGACAATCCTGGGGCTAGTGAAATTATTTGGACGAACGCTGCGGCCTTCAGTCAAAATTCGATTTCATGGACGAAGGGCTATGGTTATGTTTACGCTTACAAAGCGCGTGGTACTTTCGATCAGTATGCTCCGCTTCCTCTTGGCGGTGGACTTAATCCTCAAGGCTCCGGATTAGGCACAAATCCCGCTTGGTCTGCGGGTTCTGGTGGTCTCACACCCACGGGTAGTGCGGATGGCAGCGTTTCAACCGCATCTCCCAGCGTTCAAATGGCTGTCGGGATCAATTCTGGTTCAGTAGTGAACATTTCAGGGTTGGGTAGCACTGATCCACAAGTTGATACGGTTTCGATTTTCCGTACGTTCGATGGTGGCGCGACTTTCTTCTGGTTGACGGACATAAAAAATCCCCAATCTATTGGTGGAATCGCCCAACCATGGACCTTCCAAGATTTCTTGCCCGACATTGCTACGGATTTGTTCCTTGGTTTGAACACCCTCGTTCTCGCACCTATTAATCACTCGAATGACCCTCCGCTTGCAGGCATGATTAATCTTACGCAGTACTTCGGACGCATTTTCTATAGTGTTGGGGCGACTGTGTATTGTTCGCAAGGTCCGAACGTAGGTGGACCGAGCCAACCTCCAGGCAACGGTTACACTGCGTATAACCCAGGTCAGTTTTGGACTTTTACTTCCCCAGTAACCCGACTGGTGCCGACTACGGTAGGGCTGCTGGTTTGGACTACTTCCGATCTTGGAATTATTCAAGGCGGGCCGCAAATCACGACGCTGTTCAATAATATTTATGTGCCCGGCCTCGGGCTCACTTCTTTCAACGCACTAACCGTAAATGGTGGGCTCATTGATTTGTTCACTGCGGATAGTCAAGTAGTACGATTCGATCCCAACATGGGTGTGTCGAAAATCGGTGTGCCTATTGGAGACCAGTTTTTTAAATACGGCGCACAGACTACGACTTTTTCGCCAGCAACTGCTTATGTTACTTTCCACACCCAGGGTTTAAACGATGAGGCTTTATTTGTAGCGGATGGTTCAACAGGCTGGTTTCGTGGTGTACCAAACCTCGCTCCGGACGCTGCGATCTCTGGTCCTGTGTGGAGTCCGAAAGCCACGGTTGTTGGCGGCTGTAAAGCTATTCAATCCCTTGAAGTTCAACCTGGCCAACACGCTTTGCTGATCGGAGCTACGTCCGCGAATCATCCGGTGCTCGTGCGAGATTCGACGTACACCACCTTCACGGACAATTCTTCAGCTTATGCCGCGAATTTTATTTTCGGTTCTATGGTGTTGGCGAATCCAGGGCAGCTTGCGGAACTCGGTTTTATCACATGTGAATTCATTAAAACAGGAACCTCCCCAATCTTGTCTGTCATGCTGGATGAACTCGCGGACTCCGTGATGGTAATTTCCGCGGCACTGAAGAGTGGAAACAACGTCATTTACACTTATACTCTGACCACTGGTTATGCTGTAGTACCTGGTTCGGGTGTGACAATCACAGGAATGGCGGATGCTGCGAACAACGGAACCTTTACTGTTACTGCGGTCGGAGCGGGAACCTTCACCGTTGTGAACGCCGCGGGTGTGACTCGTGCGGTTCAAACCGGAGCGGGAACTTTATTCGAAAGTTTGTCCGGGTATGTTTCCGCCGTCACTAGTTTGCCACCGCAGGATGCACCAACCGTTTATGGTTTGCAGTTCACTCCTGCGAGTACATACGCGAACCGTTATTACTTCGCACAAAGTGTGAATGGAGTTGTTCCTCCACAAGGCGTGGATTGCCGTCACATGCAAGTGAAACTGGATTTCGGCTCAAGCGATATCATTCAAAACGAGCTTTTAACAATGAGTATTTTCGGGAAACATTGGCAGGAAGTCTAGCATGCGGACACCCATTTACGCCAACCCACGGGATGTCTTCCGCGGTATAACTGAAGCAACCGAAAGCATTCTTTGCACTGAGTTGCGATTTTAGATTTCCGCCCGCCACAGCGACATTCGTCAGTCATGTCAGGTCGGAGTTCATACGTTCTCATTGTGGTTTTCACTTAGCACCTCCTTGTCGAATCTAAGAATACTAATTTTAAGGATTTTGTCAAGCACGAATGCCTTCAATCGAATCGAACCGTCAAGCAGGGAAAACAGCCCGCGAACAAGGAAACATTAAGCCCGTTCAGTCAGTAAACGCGGTGAATCCTGTTCCTCCGATCCCGACTTATCCTTCTGCGCCTAACCCGGATTTACGGACAACGCTTCCGGCTTCGTATGTTCAGCAACCAGACCAGCAGCGTCAATGGCAAACAGGAGCAGTTCGGCAACAACGTATTCCACCCACTTCCGCAACCGGAAACGCGATTGTCGGAGCGCAAGCCGCATCGCAAAGTATTGTTTCTGCCCGCAGTGGTTCGGGAGGAGTTTTGTTCGAAACGGACAATATTCCAAACGCTCTACAAAGTGTTCTGAACCTTATCGCGGGTACGGGCACTACTTTAACTGCGGACTCTCAGGGTGGCGTAACCATCACGGGCGGGGGGTCGATTATTCCGAACCCGCAAACCGGGACCGAGTACATTGTTTTACTTACGGATTTCAGCAAACTTATTAGTGTGAACAATCCGGCAGGCGGAACCGTTATTTTGCCTGGCCCATCGGCGGGGTCTTTTAGTTTCATTCAGGCTGTGAACTTTAATGCAGCCGCTCAATCAGCCAGCACGACAATTACAAACACAATCCGAAATTTAATGATTTTGTCCGTGAAAATCAGCGATGGTGGAGCGTCCGTTCCTACCGTAGTGGACACGAACGGGAATGTTTGGACGATGATTGCGACTGAACCTGATGGTGGAAACATCCCCACGTCGTTTTGGTACGCTTTTAATATCGCGGGCGGACCAAATACGATCACTGTTACGAACCCATCTAGCTCGGTTTTTTGTTTACCAACGGTGTTGGAATACGCGGGGTTCGACCAGAACGATCCGCTCGATACTTTTACGATTCATGAAGCTGCGGTTGCCGTTGTAACCACCGGATTTCCGAACTGTTTAGTTTACAACGGAATTCGGTTTAACACGACGCAAAACCCCACAGCAGGCTCGGGTTTCCTATCACGCTACAACGATACTCAAGAAATCGATCAGGACCAACTTGTTGCGACACTGGGAACCGTAGTGACGGGAGACAGCGTTCCCACCGTTATCGGTTCCGGAGCCGTTTGTTTCACAGCGAGTTTTAAAACCGCTACCGGACCTTCAAGCGATGGATTTCCAGTTGGCTGGTATACGTACGTAGAAAATCGTGGACCAGGAACCTTCATCGTAACTTCGTCCGCTATGATTGATGGTGTTGTTCAAAACATAACACTGCCGCCAAACACGGGCGTGCTGTTTGCTTTTGATGGAACTGATTGGTTCACTTTCCGTGGTGATCCGCAACTCACTATTCCCAGCACCGCAGTTGTAGAAATCAACGGGGTTGGAACTTCACAAGATAAACAATTTTTCATAAATGGCGTCTTCGACGGTTCAACCGTTTGGGGCGTTGATATTAACGGTACCCCAGATGGAGGGTAACAGTGGCATCAAACTTCAATGACTCGACTCCAGCGGCCCCCGCAGGATCACTTAATGTAATTTGGAATACAGATGGGGCGGGAAACGATTCTGCTTCCTACAACGCTTCGGTGGATGTGGGAGTTTCTTGGGATGGCGTAGGAGTTAACTCCCAACATCTCATTTATCTAAAAATGAATCGGGCTATCACGTTTCCTGCGAGTGCTACTAATTCTCACGCGAGCGCGGCTGTGGCAGCTACAGGTTCAACCACCTTTACTTATAAAAAAGCCGGGTCTTCTTTTGCTACGGTTGTTTTTTCAGCCAGCGGCACAACAGGTGCTTTTACTCAAGCGTCCGATGCTGTGTTCGCATCAGGTGACTTGTTGGAACTAGTAGGCCCAGCAACAGCCGATGCTACTTTAGCAACGTTCGGGTTTAATCTCGCGGGATATAAGACTTAATGGCTCGTACAACTTTAGTATCGGATAATTTCAATCGGGCGGATTCCAATCCTCTTGACGGAAATTGGACTCAACTAGCTTCGGGTGGTGGTTTCGGCCCTGCGCAATTAGTTTCTAACGCTGTTGAGGGTGCAACTGCGGGCGTTAACGCGGACTCTTGGAACAACGGTATTTCTTGGCCGAACGATCAGTGGGCACAAGTAACCGTCACGGCTCTAAACAACTCCTTCATCGGAATTTCTCTCAGACAAAGTTTAATCGGGGCAGAAACGGCTTATCGGTTTGTTTACGGCCAGGGATCAACGGGTGGGAGTGTACCCTATATTATTCAAAAAGCGGTTGCTGCTTCCTTCAGCACCTTGAAAAGCGGAAGTTCAACTCTCAACAACGGAGATGTAATTTCCGCTGAAGCAATCGGTACTACGTTAAATCTGTATGTCAACGGGTCTTTGATCGACACAACATCAGATGGTGCGATCACCTCGGGTGCGGGAGGTTTTATGATCGCCCCCATCACGAGCGCAGCGAATGCAATTTTGGATGATTTTTCTGGGGGTGGATTTTCTTCTCCGGTCACTTCTAAACCAGTTATGTGCATTATTCAATAGCATTTTAGTACCTTAGCGCGTCCCCCGCACTAGCATAGAAATTTAAGGAACCCCATGAATGGTGATGCTCTAGAACTAATGCAAAAACTTGGAGAAATCCATGCGGATTTGAAGGAAGATATTGGTCGAGTCAAAACTGAAATGGCCGAATTTAAAGGCGAGTTCAGGGTTCGTCTCAGCACCATCGAAAAAAACGCGGACAACGATAAATATTGGCATAATGTAAAAACTTTTGTAGTGATTCCAGTTACATTTGCACTTCATAAAACAGCGAGTATGTTGGGATTCAAGATTTAATCCAAGAGGTGTTATGCTCAAATCGCGCTCTGTTACTGAACAAGACCGCATTAAATTAGAACAATGGATTGCCGCTGACCCGGATCACGTTGGTCGGGGTAATCCAGATTTTTGGATAAAATCAGAACCTCATGTTCGGCAGTTCGTTATGCAAGACTCCTGTGGCGACATTTTTTTCGTGCGAGCGGAAAACGTTCTCCGTCTCCACATTCAATTCGCACCCGATCAGAAAATTAGAACTGCCCGAGCTATTGATGAATTCACACCTTTGATTGCGGTCGGCGCGAAAAAAGAACATTACAAACAATTGATTTTTGAATCAGTTTTTCAACCTCTTATCGGATTTTTAGAAAAGCGCGGCTTTCATTCCAGCCCCGCAGAACAAGTGATGGAGTTATAAATGATCCGCGTTCAGAAAGTAACCAAGACCGATCCAGAAGCCGCGATGATTGTTGAATGGCTTTTGAAAGATGAATACCACCAGGCAATAGGATTGAAACCTGAACAAATCTGGGATGGAGATGTGGCTCTTGTTTATGACGAAGATGGACCAATCATGGCTGTTAGATTTCAACGTGCTCTTCGAGCAGCGGTGCAATTCAACCCTGCTACCCGGCTCCGGAATGCTCGGGCCGGACGAGAAGTATCTAAATGGTTTCAAGATGTCGCTGGAAACAGTGGATGCAAAGAAGTGATTGTCCGCGCCGGGGGTCCTGCCAAGAATTTTGTGGAGCGCCTCGGGTTTGTGGAATTTGTAGGGCAATACCTAGGAGTTTAAAATATGTGTGGAGCATCAGGCGAAGAGAAGACAGCGTTCGCGAACGAAACTAAAGTATCGAATCTTTTGACAAATCAGTTTCAAAAGTTCGCAGGCGACAACGCAGCGATTCTGAGTGAATTGACTCATAATCTAACACCTATTCAATCTGCGGGACCCGGCCAATTCGGGTTCACTCCTAGCGAAGAAGCCGCTATACGTACGGGTACCGCTGAACAATTGAACGCCGCGAGCGCAAACGTTTCTAATGCCGTCCGTAGTGCCGTCGCTTCAAAGGGTGGGGGCACGACTTATATGCCCAGCGGGTCTGAAGCTTCGATTATTGGTTCGCTTGCCCAAGATTCTGCCGTGAAAGAAGCTTTAGCTCAGTCCGCGATTACTCAAAAAGGATTTGATGTAGGCCGTCAGAACTGGGAGTTTGCAACTGAAGGACTTATGAAAGCTCCAGGCGAGCTTGAAAACCCGGTTACAGGGGCTGGTGAAGGCGCTCTTGGTGGCGCTAAGGCTGAGATGGAAGGCGGACAAGCCATTACGTCTGCAAATCAAGCTTGGATGCAACCAGTAGGCGCGATTATTGGTGGAGTAGCAGGCGGCGCACTTGGTAAAATTCCTAGTTCTGGTGCGACGAAGCCGAGCGGTGGCGGCGGAAACGTTTAAATAGAGAAACGATCATGATACGCTTCGAAATGCTTGCGTTAGCAATAGGAAAAAACAATGGAAGTTTTGACGACCCCGAAAGCCGCGCTTTCAAACTGCGGAATCCACTTCTGCTTAAAACTTATCGTCCTGAGAAAAAATTCGATTCGGAAAACTACAGAATTTTTACCAGTTTAATGGGTGGATTCAAGGCAGGTATTGCAGACCTGCAAGCGAAGTGCAGTGGAAAAAACAACCGTCTTAGTTCGGAAAACATCCTAAAGGATTTACTAGCTGTGTATGGATTCTCGAACGAAGCAACTGCTCGTAAGCTGGTGCTTTTTTTGCGTCGGGCTTTACTAGATGAATCAGTTTCATTGAATACCCCAATCTGTTGGTTTTTAGAAATTCCTGTAACAGAAGTAGAAGAAGCAGAGGAGACCGTAAATGCCGGAAGTCGATCCTAAAACATCAGCAGCAATCGCCGGGGGTAGTAATATTCGCCCGAACGTATCGTTCGCTTCCGAACAACCTGCTCCCGCTGCGCCAGAGATGGTTTCTACTGCGGTCGCACCAGCGGCTCCTGCTGCGGCTGAACCACCTCCTCCGGTTGCTACATCAAAAAATCCAGCCCTCCATAATCTGATTGGTTCGGTTCTAGGTGGCCTGGCTGGGCATCCACCTCCTAGTTATTCGTACGATGACAACGGAAAGCTAATTATTACTGCCGCTCCTCCACAAAGTTCCGCGGACAAAATTCGCAGAATCGCTGCGAACGCACTGACTGGTCTCGCGGCTGGCGGCGGTCCTGAAAAGAAAAGCGGCCTTGCGAACGCTCTTTCTGGATTTGGTGAAGGCGCGGATGCCGTGCAGAAAAAAACGGCTGGTGATGATGTTTTGAAACGTGCTCAAGCTAAAGAGAATTTCGAGCAAGAACAACAAACAAAACTCCGTCAACATGAAATCGCCCGCTCGAATGCTTTGACACTTTCCACTTATTACGGCGCTAAAAAGGCTGCAAATGATCTCGATCCGCACTTCAAACAAAATGAAAGTCTGTTTGATGCAGTGAAGGCTTCACCTGAACTCGGGGCGCACGCTACGGAAATGTCTGATTCACAACTCGAACAAGAAGTCGGAAAAAATCCTGAATTTGCAACTACTCATATTGTGAAACCGCTTGGCTGGGCTCCGGAAGTAGATGAAAAAGGCCAGCAAGTAATGGTGAATGGCGAGCCTAAGTTTTACATGCGCATGGCCGTCATTGATGGCACGAAAGACGGTAAGGTTCAAGTTACGCCCGAAATGGCTGCGGATTTCAAAAATTATGGGCCGATGGCTCGCATTCCTAACGCGGGCGACATCAAAGCAGGTGACTCGTACGATCTTGCCCAACTCTTGCCTGCAATGAATAAAGTAGAGGAGCAGCGTAAAGTAGTAATGGAAGGCTGGCAAAAATCCGAACTCGGCTGGATTACGGACAAAGACGGAAACGAAGTTCCGGTTGAAACCAACAAAATGATGCCTCCTGACATGCAGGGACGGACTCGTCCGCTCACCGTCACTCCAATGGCGATGAAATCAGAAGAAGCCAAGTCCGATCAGCAAGAAGCTGCGGCTGAAAAAGATCGTGCGGACGCGAAGAAAGCTCTGGCTGAAGCCGCCCTCACAGCATCTTTAGTTGGTGCGAATGGTGGCCAAAGTATTCCCGCTTACATGGATGCGATTAGCAAGCTTCCTCAAACTTCACAAACTATTTTGCGTAACGTTTCTCCTGCGGAACAACTTGCCCTTCTGAAAGTCGCGAACGGTGACGCCGATCTCAGCAAATTGTTTCCTACCCGCGTAACTAAAGGTAGCGGACAACGTGATGCTCGCCACGCCGCGAATTTTGTGTCTTTGTTGAATCCTCAGTGGACTGAACAACTCTACGCCACTAAACAAAAGGCTTTGTCCGACTTTTCAACGGGCGAAGACGGAAAAGCAATCGCTTCGTTCAACCAGTTCCTCGTTCACGCAGACGATGCCCGTATTGGTTCTGAACGTCTACAACGTACGAATAGTCCTTGGCTCAACGAACCTATCAACAAAATTCGCAGCAAGGGTATGGGCGATCCCGGTGTTCCCGGTTTGATGACGGATATTATGGCTGCTCGTTCTGAGTGGCAGAACTTTATCAAAAACGGACACGCTTCAGACGTAGCTGATACAGAGGCTTCCCGGCAAATCATGAGTGATACTTCTTCGCCCGCACAGGTGATGAAGGCACTTCAAGAAATGGGTAAGCAAGCGGTTGGCCGTCTCGACCAAATCGATGCGAAGTGGCGTCGGACTTGGGGCGGACATTATCCTGGAATCGTGTCGGATTCCGGACGAACCGCTGCGAATAATCTTGGTCTCGGGGACCAAATTAAAATGTATCCTTCTGAGTCTGGTGCGTTCGGTGGGGTTCAACCCAACAGTGGACAAATGCAGTCCCCGGACAATCCGGCTCAACGTCCGCAGGGCGCGACAGGTATTGCTCCTGGTAGCGACGGAAAAATGCACTATCACGACATCAAAGGTAACGATCTAGGATTAGCGCCAGCGAGCGGACAATAATGGCCGACGAACAAGTTCAGGATCAACAGCAACCACCTGTAGCGGATGCTGCAAGCGCGTCTCAAATCAAACTTGATCTGAGTAAATCCCAGCCTTTGCCGCCTGCGGTTACTCTAGATATGAGTAAGTCCAAGCCTCTTACGGATGCTAATCCTGCGGCTCAACCTGGCGCGATTCAATCTAAAAAAGGTGGACCTGTTCAGAATGTGAACAACATGCCGCTTCCGAATCGTGCGGACGAAGTAGCAGCCGCTCAAGCCGCGGGTCACGCTACCGCTTCAGTTACTCCGGGGGGCGAATTAGCAGTAGGCGCTATAAAAGGTTTGTACGAAACAGGGTTGGGTGGAGCGAAATTACTTTCTAAAGCTGCGAACGCACTCGGTCTCCACACGGACGAAACTGATGCACTCGCTCATGATAATGTTTCTGCGTTTTCCGAAGCGATGACAAAACCCGAAGGTGCTGGCCAAACTATTGGTTCGCTCGGAGAAGGAATTGCTGAGTGGGCAGGCGGGGATGAAGTTTTGAAGGGCCTCACTAAACTCGCGAAAGTGCCCGAAGCTGTTCTGGCGTTAGCTGAAAAATATCCGAAGATTGCTAAACTTCTGACTGCTGGCGCTAAAGGTGCTGCGGTTGGTGGAGTGCAAGGGGCGCTTAAAGAAGGCTCCGTTGAGGGAGCCGAACACGGCGCTGAAGGCGGTGCGATTGGTGGAGCCGCGGGTGAATTGACGGGAATGGTTGCAAAGCCTATTCTAAAAGCTGCTGGGATCGGTACGTCCGCCGAAGAAGATATTATGCGGGCCGCACAACCCGGAAAACGAAATGATAGATTCCTAAAGGATTGGGCTACCGCGAAAGATAGAATTGTTGAGGAAGTCGAACAAAGCGGGAAATTCAAGGATATGGGTGAGGCTGCGGATCGCATTGGCGATGTGCGCCGCGCAATCTGGACTGACGAAGTGATGCCCGTAATTGAAAAACACGCTGACGAAGTTTTCGATACTACCGGAGTCGCGAACAGAGTTCGCAAACTAGCTGATTCGCCTGCCCTCCAAAAGAATTTTCCGGAAGATGCTAAGTTTCTGCATGACTTCGCGGATAAATATACGAGTGGGACTCCGCTTTTTAGCGGCAAAAAAACTGTAGCGGAAGCCGAAAAAGAAATTGAACTCTACAATTCCAAGCTTGCGAACGAGGGCTATTGGAAAAAAACTCCGAAAGAACGCGCTGTCATGGAGAAAGCAAATCCTAAAATTGCTGCGTGGCGGGCTGCTTCGGATGAGATTCGGGATGGACTGTATAAACATCTTGGAAAAACTGAAGAAGGTATTGCTGCTCTTAAAAATGAATACGGAGCGGTTGGTAACATCGAAAACGAAATTCGTGGCCAGGTGAATGTATCAGGTCGGCAACGTCCGTTGAGTTTGAAACAAATTGTCGGGTTAGCGAGCGGGCATCCTATCGGAATTGCTTCGGCTTTTCTCGACAAAATCTATAACGCGCCGGAAGAACTTCTAAACCGTGCGGTCTCGAAATCCGCTACTCCTGGTCCGGTTAAAAACGTGGTTCAAAATGCAGTGAAATCCGGAACAGAATCTGCGGGCACAGCAGGTGCCATCGCAGGGTCAAACCTCATCCGCTTCATTGCCAGCGACGGGTCTGTTCACTCAGTGAACGCCGACCAACTGGATGCCGCGAAACAAATTGATCCGGGGCTTAAAGTTCAGGAGTAAGCGCACTCTTAACTGCGACTAACGCGGGTTTCGGGGTGTAACTTGCATCGAAAAGATTAGCATCTTCGTAACGTCCAGCGGTGTTTCCTGGAATCCAAGAATGCTTATCCGTAAAACCCCACACTTGGATCGCCGTACAACCTTGTGTTTCCAGACAAGCTTTGAAGATAGATTGATAAACTCGTGCTTGGCGGGCATATCCAAAAACAGCGTGTTTAGGGATGGCAACGTCAAGTTCAGTGATGTGAACTTCTACTCCAAGCGCAACGAAACGTTCCATGTTTGCTCGAAAAGATTGGATATTCAAACCCTCCAGCGTAAGATGAGTCTGAAATCCAACACCGTCAATTGGAATTCCGCGGCGTTTGAAATCCTTAACCATCGCATAAATCGCATCTGACTTTGCATTTATTTCTTCCGCTCCGAAATCATTGTAAAAAAGTTTCGCGGATGCATCCGATTCACGAGCCCATCTAAAAGCCATTTCGATATACGCGGTTCCAGGACCAACATTGATTCCCGGTCTGTTATACCAATGAGAGTTTTCCAGACTCCCGTTGCTTGCGAAAGCTTCATTAACAACATCCCAAGCAAATACGCGCCCGCGATAGTGACTCACAACAGTTCGGATGTGATCGTGAAGAACTTGGTCCATCTTTAAATCCGCCGCGCCAAGCCATTTCGGAAGCGCAAGACGCCAGAGCAGGCAGTGACCGCGGGTTTTCATTCCATGTTTTTCCGCGAAATTAAGAAGATCATCACCAGCGCGAAAATCGTAGATGTTTTTTGCAGGGTGAATTGTCGCCCACTTCATCGAATTTTCGGCTTCGACCATATCAAATTCCTGGACCAGAGTGAAGATGTATTGTGATTCACTAAGAAGCGCCGGGTCTACAGCCGTACCGATCAAAACGCTGTGCCCACGCATCGGAGATTCCTTTACAATTCGATCCTGATAAGCGGAATAACAGATAAGTAGGAAAATTTCAACTAAGAGAATAACCGCAACGATGGGGCTTGCGAATTGCACTATCCGGTCGGTTTTCATAACTTCTTCTTATCCTCTATGTTTTTAATACCACAGAATTGCTAGGTTGTCAAGAGAAAAATGCCTGATGAATCTTTAGTCCAAACCGTCAAGAGAAACCTGACTCCTGACCCTGTTAACTCAAATGCTGCGAAGGGCCCCGGCCATGAGTTTGATTCAGGCTCCCCGCAGGCTGAAGGCGAAGCGCAATATAAAGAAAAATTCGGATCGCCCCAGGAAATAGCCTACGGAAAGCTGAAGAATTGGTTGTCCGAACATGAACAACATTTTTCGGACAAAGTTTTGAAACCTTTTCGTGCCGGGCTTGACAATATGGCCGAAGACTTGCAAACGGCTGCGGAAACAGGGCATACTAAATCAGGCGGGCAAATGAATCCCGTTACTCGGGCGCTCACGGGAGCCGCTGGTGAGGCTTTGAAAATGGTTCCGGTCGGGAAAGATGTGAAGGAATCCGCTGCTTTGATGGTGCCTATGGATTTTGGAAGCTTAGAAGGTCACACTCTAATCGAACGCGCCCCGAAAATTCTTCACGAACCCGGCGAAGCAACAAACATTGTTCGTCTTGCACAAGGCGATAAAACTCATGGTATGGTAAAGTACACGATGGGTGAAAACAATGAAGCAGCGATCACCGCGGCTAATCTCAACCCGGAAATGCGGGGTAAAGGTTTTGGCAAGAAAATGTATGAAGAAGCCGCCCAGCAAGCGAAGGCTAAAGGCGCAACCGCTATCACTTCCGATCTTGCTGGCACCGATTCGTACGATTCAGGACGAGTTTGGGATAGTTTGATGAAAGACCATCCGGACGAAATTACTAAGATTGCGTCCAAGCCGGGCTCTCCGGGTTATCGGTGGGAGTTGAATTCACCCAAAGCGTCGCCTAAAGACGTGATTGAAAAAGCCGGACTCGTCTACAAAGGTGAAGTTTCAAAAGGTACAGGAGTTCATCAATTTGAGCATCCTGGCCACCCTGGAAAAACCGCTGCGTTAAAGGAATCTGACATCACACCCGAAGGTGTGAAAAATCACATGGATTCTAAGCTGAAGGATTTCCGCGAAGCTGAGGCTAAGAAAAAAGCCGTGGAGAAAGGCTCGGAAGGCCTTCAGAAAAACATAGATTTTAAAGCAACCGCCAAAGACGCGAAGTTGCCGGAATCCGACAAGAAAACGCTAACGCCTGCTTATCTTTTAAAGCACGAAAATCATTTCGATCCGAACGTAGTGACGCCGGAACAACTGATCGACAAAGGCGTTTTAACGGGTATGAAACCAATGGTTAAGACGTAACCGTTAAAATTCTCTGATGAATACTGTGGGCGATATACTTGCTCACGAGTTGTTCGTCCGTCAAGCTGTTCAGTATCCGAACAAACCTGTCGGTCGGTTCATAACCCTGTTTAGCTTTTCCTCTTGTTTGAAGTAAACCTCTCCTCAAACTAGCCGCTAAATGCGGGTTCTTAATCAACCGCTCTTGGATCGCGTTCGTAGCCTCGTTTTGCATGTTTTCTCCTACCCAAACTCTATCAACCTCCCCAAACCATGTCAAGTTTTTTCTTTCAGAATTTAGTTGACTTTCAAGACAAACTAAGGTACTATGATGTACTAGGAAAAAATTATACATGCAAGGATCATCGTTTATTGCCGCAGAACTGGCCCGATTAGCTTGGCTGGACGCGCACGAAGAGGGACTTTTAGGCATGTTAGGGGTTTGTTTTACCATCAGAAATCGAGTTCGGGCCGGATGGTTTTCAGGGAACTGGGTGGAGGTACTCTCGAACCATCGCACATACTCAGCTAAAACAGAACCTTACCCCGATACGGTGCCTGACCCACGAGTGTATGCGTTTCAATGTTTGCTCCAGGACATCGACGCTATTTTTTCCGGGCAACGAGTAGATGACGTGACGATTCCGGCCAACCCTTCTTTCGCCATACAGGCTTACAAACCCGCTCTTTATTACGGACGTTTGGACCAAATCACGAATCCTTGGTTTCTCGAAAACATTGCCCGTCAACCTGAAATTCACCCGCGTGTAGCGCAGGTAGGAATGATGTACTTTTTCGCATGACCGCTTCTAATGCCTATTTTTTACGCCAGTATGGAATTACTTTAGCTGAACGAGCCGCAATTGTTGAGGAACAAGATAACAAATGCGCAGCATGTGGACGGATTTTTGATGAAGCTGTTCGCATGGAAGTAGACCATGACCACACCATGGCACGAACAAAATTAATTATTGAGCGTCTTCCAGACTGGAATTGGGCCGCTTTCCTAAATAAAACCGACACTTCTTGCATTGCAATTGGGACCACTAGAGCAGAAGCCCGAAAGAATGGGCAAAGAGTTTTGCGGCGCAGGTCTGTTCGAGGCGTTTTGTGTGGGGGTCGGTATGCTGGATGTAACCGAAAAATGGGTAGAATCGATAAAATCCCGTGGTTACAAGCTGTTACCGCCTACCTGCAAAATCCCCCCGCGAGAAGAATCTTGACTTTCTAACACGTCCATGATACGCTTTTTTTGGAGGCTTATGGGACCACTGATTTTAGCAGCAATCACAGGCGGTTTGATCCTTTTACTTTTTCTAACTCTTCTTAATTACCGGGGACGGGCTATCAATGCGGAAAATAAACGAGACGAAGCCATAACTATTTCTGCTCGGGCGCTCGAAGCAAAATCAACCGCTGAGGAAGGTTTTCAGAAAATGAAAACTCTCTTTGATGAGAAGATGAAGATGCCTGTAGTCGCTTTCATGACTGACGAACAAATCAACACCATCGCGAACTACCTAGCCGAAAAACTTTTTATGTCGAATACTCGCTTAACGAGTAAAACCCAATGAACTTCGCGGCGGATTTTGATTGGCTCAAACATCATGTAATTTTACTTTTATTGGTTGTAGGATTAGTGATTGGGTCAATCTACGGTATCGAATCCGTAATCGCTAAACACGATCACGAAAAAGATGTTCAGATGCAAACGCTGGCCCAAACGATGGTTCAGCAAAACCAGCTTTTTCAGCAGCAAACTAAGGCTGAAATCGATACGCTCGTGCAACAGAATGCAGTTTTGATTCAACAAAACACGGCTCTCGCCTCCGCAATCACCTCACGGGATGCTCAGTTGCGTACGCAGCAATCTCAGGTTCCGCAACTCAACCCCGATCAATTATCCGTCGAGTGGCAAAAAAGCATCAAAAACGCGGGTAACATAAAACCTGCTACGGGCGGGTATCTTGTAGATCAATCCGCAGCGGTCGCAAGTCTTCAGGCCATTGAAGCGGTGCCCGTGCTTCAGCAGGACGTTATCGATCTGCAAAAGTCAAACGCGAACCTTTCTGTTCAGTTAGGGAACGAAACTTCAATATTTCTAGCGGAACAAAAAGCGCACGCTTCGGATAATGCGTCGAATACCGCCGTAATCTACGCAAAAGATGCGGAGATTAAAGATGTGAAAGCGCAGTGTCGGAAAAGCAAAACGAAGATTGCGGCTATTGCTGGTGTGATCGGTTTCATTGTTCGGCATTTTGTGGGATTTTGATGATCGTTCAAGCAAAAATCCGACTTTACATCCCTTGTGGAACCTGTACAGAAGGTTCTTGGCGAGTAGACCACTTAGCTATTGGGTTCAAAACTCACTGGGCTTGTGAAAATTGCCGTCGTTATTTCAACATAAAACGAATTAGCGAGACGGATTTTCAGGTTTCTTTACGCCCAGAAATGGAGACGCCTGTTACCGTAACTTTAGAGTCTGTGACGGTTCCAAAAATTACCGTGAAGTTGAATGCTTGGAAATACGGTCACAGTCAAAACGAAACAAAAGAAGAGTACGAATCGCACCAACAATATTACTACGACGAACATGCTTGCCCGACGAACTGGACGAGTCAGATCGAACAAATTATTTTTGACGGCGACACCGATCCACACGGTGTTTTCCAATTCGTTTCAGTAGAAGATGGGCATTTCAAAGACCCAAACTAGGAGACTCATGGCTGGTTATTCCATCAGACGGTGCCCGAATTGTAAAGAAACAAAAACATTCCGGAAAGATTGTTTGACCTGCGGGTGTGTGAAAAATGTTTGGAAAGGTAAGCAACCACTCGCGCCTAGTGTAGTTCCGACTACGCCTCCAACACCGCAGCAACAAGTAGACATTGAACTTGAAAAACTCAGAGTGAAAAAAGAGGGTGGTAATGAAAAAATTTCTATCCTGCAAGAGTTGGTGTTAAAACTCGAAAAAGAGAATGATGCCCTTTTGAGTATTTCGAGCGCGACTCCGCAGATTATTGATGTACTACCGAAGGCTGCTACGAACAAATCCGAGTCCGCCGCCGTTTTAGTCTGGTCGGACTGGCATATTGAAGAAGAAGTTCGCGCCGAAGCCGTCAGTAATAAAAATGAATTCAATTTGGAAATCGGAGATCGAAGATTCACAAATCTTCTGCACGGCGGGCTAGCCTGGTACAAAATCGAAAGTCAGAAAACCACGATCAAGACGATTGTGATTGCCGCGCTCGGTGATTTTATCACAGGCAGCATCCACGAAGATTTGGCCGAAAGCAATTTACTGCCGCCCGTCGAAGCGATCTACAAGGCCCAAGGAATGCTTATCAGCGGGATTAAATTCATGCTGGAGAACACGCCTACGGATGTAGAACTTATTTTCGTTGGGCACTCGGGCAATCATGGAAGAATGACTAAGAAACAGCGGATCGCAACCGAAGCTGGAAACTCGCTAGAATTATATATGTACTATACGATCCGCGATTTTTTCAAAAACGAAAAGCGATTGAAGTTCGTAATTTCTACAGGCTATCATTCGTTCGTACGATTCTTTGGCGGACAGTATGAAGTTCGTTTCCATCATGGTCACATGGTGAACTACCAAGGAGGTGTTGGTGGAATCACCATTCCTGTCAACAAAGCAATTGCGCAATGGAATAAAGCTCATCCAGTTAATCTTGACGTGTTCGGACATTTCCACACCCGTTTTGACGGCGGAAACTTCATCGCGAACGGCTCACTCATTGGCTACAATGCGTATGCAGTCTCTATCAAAGCTTCTTACGAGAAGCCAAGCCAAACCTTCTTTTTAATCAACAAAGAGTATGGAGAAAAAACCGTAGTGGCCCCGATCTTCCTCGATTAAGGAACATCACTAATCATGAAAAAAGAACTGTCTGAAGCTATAGCGACAATTCAAAAGCAACACGGTAAGATGGCGGTTTTCCCTCTCGGATCGAACGCCAAGCTTGACGTGGCAGTCATTCCATCCGGATCGTTGTCCGTCGATATAGCTCTCGGAATTGGCGGATTTCCCCGCGGGCGTGTGATCGAAATTTACGGTCCTGAATCCGGTGGAAAAACCACTCTTACTCTTCACCTCATCGCTGAAGCTCAAAAACTCGGAGGGACCGCCGCCTTCATCGATGCCGAGCACGCACTCGATCCTAAGTATGCTCGTGCATTGGGCGTAGACACGGAAAATCTACTCGTGTCTCAGCCGGACAACGGCGAGCAAGCTTTGGAAATTGCTGAAACCCTCATCAAATCCGGAGCCGTGGACGTACTCGTCATCGATTCCGTAGCCGCTCTCGTCCCGCGGGCGGAACTTGAAGGCGAGATGGGCGATCCCCAAATGGGTCTTCAAGCCCGTTTGATGTCTCAAGCTCTTCGTAAACTCACAGCAATCTCCGCGAAGTCTAAAACCTGTCTTGTTTTCATTAACCAAATCCGCGAAAAAATAGGTGTTATGTTCGGCAATCCAGAAACAACCACGGGTGGCCGGGCTCTAAAGTTCTACGCATCCATCCGCGTGGACGTACGCAGAATCGGTAAACCTACTGAAACCGATGGAGTGAAAACCTCCAATCCCATCAAAATCAAAATCGTGAAAAATAAGCTTGCGGCCCCATTCTGCGAGGTGGAAACTGAAATTATTTACGGCGAAGGAATTTCTAAAGAAGCTGATCTCGTCACGTACTCCGTCGAAAACAACTTGATTGAAAAGTCCGGAACGTGGTATTCTTTTAAAGGCGAACGAATCGGTCAGGGCGCGGAACAAGCTAAGAATTTCCTGAAGGCTAATCCTGAGATTCGTGCGCAACTAGAGGCCACGCTCCGTAAAAAATACTTTCCGGAGGCGAAATGAGTACGCCGACCCCTTACAAGTTTTGTGATCTTCACTTCAAAGTCTCTTGTCCTATTTGTATTCCCGGCGCGGCGCAGCCAACTCCTGTGAATGACGAACCTGTTCAGAAAATGTCTAGCTCAATAAAAATCGGAGAAACAACGGTTGTTGCCGGGCAGGAAATTATAGTAAGCGTTGCGGAACCCGTACTTACCGATCCTGCTGCTCAGAAAATCGTAGAATCGGCCCACAGTTACGCCCGTGCCCGAGAAGCTGTTTCGATTATTAGTGTTCAAGTTTCGGAGACCCGACAACTTCTGGCCGCGCTGGAAAAGAAGTTAAAAGAAACCATCGAAATTTCTGAAGCCGCCCAGGATGAACTTAGAAATGCGACAACCAAAACAGTTAATCCTGCCTGAACCTTGCGTTCAATTTATGAACAGGCGAAAACAAAAACTAGCTGGCCCCATGGAGTTCGACAAAACTCTCGCGTACGATGGCCTCCTTCACATAACTCATATTCCCGCAACTTGCCCGCGAGAGGAACATATTGATGCTCGTAATTGAACCCAGCTTCGAAATCCTGACTCCTTTCGGTTCACTAAATGAACAAGGTGGTATTCAGTTACTTCAGTTTATTGAGAAAATGGCTCGTATTTCACACCGTTCGGAAGACAAACAAACGGACGACTCTTGGCAACGGTTCATAAAAGCAGTAGTGCTCGAACACGGTGATTGGTCGGTGGTAGAGCACGCATCTCTCACCGTAATTTTCAGAGTTGACCGCGGCGTCACGCACGAATTAGTCCGCCATCGTCTCTTTAGTTTCACTCAGGAATCCACAAGGTTTGTGAATTATGCAAAGAAAGCTGATTTGGAATTCATTATCCCAGCCGAACTCAAGGATGGGGAAAGTGTCACGTCTTCAAAATTTTTGTGGTCGAACGCTATCGGAGAGTCCGAACGCACGTATCTTGATTTGTTGCGCAACGGAGTCCGTCCGCAAGAGGCTCGAAGCGTACTTCCTAACGCATTGGCCGCAACTATCGCCGTCACAGGTAACTTACGAAACTGGAGGCACATTCTCTTAATGCGCTCTTCTAAGGAAACGCATCCGGATTTTCGCCGGGTGGTTGACCCGCTGTTGAAGGTTTTTCAAACGAACATACCTTTACTTTTCGATGACATCGAAGCCGGACAACGCCAAATCGAAAATCTTAGGAAGCCGAGATGAAATCTCCTCAACAGAAATGGAATAGTGCCCATCCCGAAGCGATGGCTACTAATTCTAAAATATGGCGGCAACGGCACCCTGAGAAGGTTGTTGTTCAAAATCGGAAAAAAGATCGCCGTTTTCGAAAATATGGAATTGCAGCATCGGAATTTTATGCTGCGTTGATTCGTCAACACTATAAATGTTTGGGCTGTCTGTGCGAGATAAACGAAAAAACCGCCAATATCGATCACAAACATGATGGGTCTAATCCTTTCCGTGGATTACTGTGTCGAAACTGCAACTGGGCTCTTGGAATGGTTTACGAAAACTCCAGTACGCTACGACGACTCATGGCTTATTTAGACTACGACCGTAAAAAAACCCACGTATATTTGATCGGCGCTCTAAAAAACAAACGAGTTCCTGAAATTGGAAATCACATTCGAGCAGAAGGTTTTGATGTTATGGACGAATGGTTTACGCCGGGAGAGTTTGCTGACACCAATTGGCAGGAATATGAGAAACAACGCGGACGTACCTATTCAGAAGCGTTGCGGGGCCGCGCTGCAACGAACATTTTTCTTTTTGACCAATCATACCTAGACCTTTCCGATATAGTTATTTTGGTGGCCCCCGCAGGCAAATCTGCGATGATCGAACTTGGGTATGCCAAGGGTCGAGGAAAGAAAACCTGCATTTTGTTAGATGGGATCGACCCTGACCGTTACGACATCATGCCAAATTTTGCAGATGAGATTTTTATGACTGAAGACGCTTTGATTAAGCATTTAAAAGAGTTGACAAATACTGGAGTCTATGGTATAATCCCAATCACATGAAACTCTATCTCGCAGCCGCGTTCAGCCGTCAGGAAGAAATCAAGCTAATTGCTGTTCGTCTTGAAAGCAAAGGCTTGACGATCACTTCCCGTTGGTTGGAGGTAAAAAAAGAACGTCTCGAAAATGCCTTCATGGATGTTGAAGACGTACGCAGAGCGGATATACTTGTTCGCTTTACGGACACGGTACAAAGTTCTTTAATAACTATGACTGGATACAACGAACCGTACGTCCCTGCCCGTCTAATTTCCGGTGCCCGGCATTTTGAAACCGGACTCGCCTGGGAACGCGGAATTCCAATCATCGTTGTGGGTGGTAAGCAAAACATCTTTGACGAATTTCCTAACATCACGCACGTCGATTCAGTTTATGATCTAGAGAAGATTTTAGGAGTAGCATGATTTCTGAAAAATGGGATCGTCGGTATCTTGAACTCGCCCAGCATGTCGCTAACTGGAGCAAGGACCCGTCTACAAAGACTGGTGCAATCATCGTTTCGCCGGACAATTTCGTTGTAGGTATGGGTTACAACGGTTTTCCCCGAGGCGTTGATGACACTGAAGAGCGTCTTAACGACCGTGAAATTAAGTACAAAATGATCGTCCACTGCGAGCGCAACGCGATTATTTCAGCCCGGCGCGATCTCGGCGGTAGCACTTTATACACTTGGCCGTTCATGTCTTGCGCTCCGTGCGCCGGAATGGTCATTCAAGCCGGGATCAGTCGCTGCGTTTCATATGAAAATAACAATCCCCGCTGGCAGGCGGATTTCGAACTCACCAAAAACATGTTTTTTGAAGCAGGCGTCGTACTAAAACTCTATTCACTCTGAGGAAATTGTGTCTACTGACAAGGAAGATGTACGTCTACTCGGTATTGGCGGGGCTCCAACCCGCGCAACAACACTGCCAGCAGGGGCGACCGAACGTAAGCAGTTTCCTATCGCCAGCGGCTTCATGGATTATTTCCCGGACGCGATTGTAGCGGTCGCGCATATTTCCTACCGCGGGAATCAGCAACACAATCCGAACAAACCCTTACACTGGGATCGTTCGAAGTCCGGAGACGAAGCCGACACTCTTTTGCGGCATTTTCTACAGCGTGGAACTCTCGATACGGATGGTGTCGCTCATTCAGCAAAATTAGCGTGGAGAGCTATGGCCCTCCTTCAAAAAGAAATTGAATCGAAGTCCTAACTACTTTTTATAGTACCTACCTTCCCAACCTTCCGCTCCCAAGAATAACCCTTCAGCCCACTCAGGTGTAGATTCCATACAATTTTTCAAATCAGAAATTCCGAAAGAAAATGGATCATCGTCTTCCTCACAAACGATTTCATCGTGGGAGTGAAACACTATATTTGCACCCATCTCGTCGGCTAGAAACATTCCATTTACTTCAATATCTCTGGCAACTCCTTGGTCGTCGTTTTCTGTGATTTTACCACCATATGTGTATACTTGACCCCAACCCTGAACAATCTGCCCGACACCGTGGCCAATTCCATCATACATAATTTTCTTACGGTCATACTCTTCACCGTCCGACTGGCGTTTTACAGTTTCTAGTTCGATTCGAGCATTAATATAGTGAAGTCCACGCCCGCTCGGAAGTTGAATTCGTAAAATAAATGTTCCATCCTTGCGCTTCCTGCGTTGAAACAAAACAACCCCCACCCTAACAGCAACACCAGTTTCTAAAACTTTGACTGCGGCTTTTTCGTACTTCTTCCACAACTGAACAACTTCAGGATACGATTTTCTAAACGTCTCCCAAGCTAAGTAAGCTTGTTCCGCAGTTAATTTCACACCCATGTTGGCTGCGTAACCCATCAGTCCAGTCATGGTTTGATTTCCATAACGATCCATCACATACAAAATTTCGTATGTACCATCAGCATGCTTTTTCACACCAGGTCCAAGTCCGTATCCAGCCCCAAGCACTGCGGGTTTCGCTACCTGGCGTTTCGCCGCGGCACCCGCATCCTTCGGTTTGTGAACACCATCCACGATTTTAATTAAGGACTCGTACGGAACGTTGTACATCCGGGCAGCGAAATCAAGATAAGCGTCACGCCCATCCCTGAAAACCTTAAGAATCGCATCACACCCGGCCAGCCAACCAAGCACCCGGTTTTCGATAGAACTAAGATCGCAAACAACCAACTTTTTGCCGGGATGAGATTGAATCGCAGATCGTACGCACGAAACAGTCATCCCAATAACTGATGGAAATTCTTTCTCGGCGGCATCGTAATCTCCAGCTTCAATAATAGCAAGCGCTCGGTCATAGTTTTTTTCAACTTCTTTCATAGGCCGGGCAAGGTTTTGAACTTGAGCATCCTTACCTGCCCATCGCCCAGTGCGGGAAGCACCCATAAAAGCAAATTGGTTCCGCAACCGATCATCGTCAGACAGAAGATTTAGAATAGTCTCGAATTTCGTATGAGAAGTTTTCGAAGCTTCTTGCCGCAGCTTCAAAGCCGTGCGGAGTTCGAGTGTGATTCCGGAATCTTGCGCGAGTGCCGAAACAACGAAATTTTTTCCGAGCGACAGGTGCGGATAATTGTGTTTTTGCGCCCAGCCTAGAAATTGGTCTCGGGAGTTGGGATTCACAAGCCCGGTCATTTCCTTCAATTTCGCCGCCAACCGT